TTTTTTACAATATTGATGGGGTAGGTATACCCCCCCCCTAAAATATATACGCGCCTAAGGGACACTAGTCCACAACAGAATACCCCCGCTGCGCTTTTGTCGGAACAAATGGGGTAGTGGCTCAATCTTCTTTGATTATGTCAGACTCACTGGTGATTGGCGGTACTCCGATAGTATCGGAGGCCGTCAAGGCTCAAGTTCTGTCGTCTTTCAAGGGCGGAAGTCTCCACACTCCTACCCAGGTATCTGGGATAGAGTGCGACGAGGCTTTCTTTGCTCTTGCAAAGGACGGCACGCACGAAGTAACAATCCTCTCTCACGAGGGTGTGGTGAAATCTGGCCGCACAACCAAACTGTCCAACGGGGCAGTTGTGGCCACAGGGGAAGACGTCTACAGGGCGTTGTGTACCCTGCAAATTGGTACACTGCAGGCAAAGTTGCGCCTGCATTTGTGTGATTTACTGCCACTGGTGAAAGCCGGTGGCAAAGGTAAGATGTCCTTCGGGACGTATTACCCGGACCCAAACGATAAGGGTCCAGACGCGGTGAAATATCTCGTGCCCAAAGCGGCGGAGAGATACACGGCCTCTGAAATCGCTGCGGCGATGGAGGCTTAAGAAGGATTAAGACTCGAATGAACGAGTGAAAGGACGTTTCGTAATGTCCAAAACTAACAACATATCTTTTAACCGCTAACTACCCCATTGTTCCCTAAACACTGTAAATAACTTACTTAACCGTAAGTTGTACATAAATATAGCGGTTCAAACCAAGCCGCTCTTTTTTTAACCAAAACCCCGCTAGCCAAGCGGACATATAAATATGGCAAATCTCATGCTACAAATCATAGCGTATGAAGAAAAAACAATGGCCTCAGGATGCACTGTCTTCAGTGTGGCCTACCTCACAAAAAACGGTAAAGCCGAAAAAGCCATATTCCAAAATGTATCCGGAAGCATAGATATGATATACGGAAATTGTAAGGAGGTTAAAAACATAAGGGAATTCATAAAAGAATACAATGAAGATAAATAAGGGGGAAGCAATTCCCCCTCTTTTCTTCAACTCCGATTGGGGAGTATAAACCGTGTTAGGCCAATCGCGTTCATTTAATGAGGTCACATTTAACAAAAAACACTGGCGAGTGTAAACGCATCTCTCATGGTAAAGACATTCACCATATCAAACAAAAAAACAGGCGTACGAATTCCAGTAACCATGATCTTCAAAGGGTATACCCCTAAAGAAGACGGTTTCCAACCAATGGAAATCTGGGAAGTAAACGGAGTAGAAATGCATTTCCATGATGGAAGTGTAAACTACATCTTTTACCAGTGTTTGAGACGATGGGGAGTAATCCCCGAAAAGAGGAAAAAAAGACGTGTTTCACCAAGGATTGCTTCCCGTATTGAACGGGATTACAATATCTTCGGAAGAAAACGAAACAGCAAAGACAGGATTCCAGCACATTGGCTGGAGATGACCTCAGACAGGGGTTGAAGGAATTAACCTGAATGAACAGGTGTAAGGGCAGTTTGTACTGTCCAACTATTTTTTCTCTAAATCCTAGGACAAACCAACGGTAAATCCTATCCTAGGTAAGGTTCCACGCATAGGGAATTAGCGTGTAATAAAACAATTCCCACAGCACACTCCCTGTTCCACGAAAGTGGCATTGCCGATTGTTTGTTTAGGCATGTAAGTAAACTAAAACATTCTGATGGTGATAAATCACTGCATATCCAGAGAAAACTGGTGGATATGTGGATGTACACGTGCTTAAGTGCTGCTGACCAGATACGCTTTTTAGCCTATCTCGCGTCTTTGCCTGAGTTCCCAGATAAGCGTGTATTTTTTCAAACTTAAATCTAACAACATGGAAAATTTAACCCACACCAAACTCAAAGAAGTGACAGACCACGAAGAAACTAAAAAAGTGGAAAATCATTTCGCTGATTTGGTTTCTAAGGTAAATTCTTTGCAGGGGATATCTCCTGAAGACAGGGACGACGTTATCATGGAAATAGCGTGGCTGAAAACTCGCGTATCTAAATACGCTAACGCAGTCTACGTTATGGGCAAACTTCATGGCGAATCTGATGCGATCCTCACCTAAAGTAAATACCGGGGGAGATCTATTCTCCCCCATTTTCTCGTATATGTTCCTTGGAAACGAGATTAAATAAATTCCTAAATACACGGAGGGCATGGTAGCTCAACCTCAATCATTGTTCACTGTTTAAACCTAAAAAAATGGTTAACGTTCTGAAGTTTAACAACACCAAGAAACCAGTTTTTGTTCAGCTTCTTTCTCCAGACTTTGTGGAACTCCCCACAAATAATCTGGACCCCTTGGGTAACCCAATTACTCAAGCTGTGGAACTCCATCCCACCCTTTGGCAGATGGACGGTGTGTACTTCAAGGTTGTCTCTTTTTCACAATCTGCAAAGGGTTATCTTACCCTTAAGATTGTAGGCATATCCTCGAAAAAGGAGGATTTCGTGGTATGCATTGACCTTCGGAAAAGAAAAACAACTCCTCCCGAAGACGTATTTGGTGGATGACGTAGCGACTGTACGTATGTAGTACTCCTTAAGTGGACTGTATCAAAAGAAAAACACAAATTTCTAATTGAAGGGTTGATTTAGATTGTAAGGGCGGCAGAAATGTTGCCCTTATTTTAACCCTTACAAAATATCTCTATCTCATGAAAAGAAAGAGAAAACAAATGGTGGCACAGTATACTGCGTTTATAAGCGACCCTAAAGGTGGAAGCTACTTTAAAACGTATAAGTATATTGGTGCTGCTTGTTCAGTAGTAGTACAAGCCTTACATTTAGGGTATTACGCCACTGTGTATGACTGTTACGGAGAAATCCCAAGCAATGTCATATTCAACAACGGCCGTATTCTAAAAAGGCTTAAACCTTATAAAAACGAAATTCTTCACATCTAAAAATATAAACCTAACAACATGAGAAAATTCTTTCTCCTCTTTGCAGCACAAAACATCGTGCTTATAATCATCGCTTTCTTCACCATCTGCTCTCTTGCTTCTTGCGAGGACAACATGGTAGAAGCGAAATCAATTTGTATCTCAGGTGAAAAAGCAGGTCAACATAAGATCTGCTGGATTGATCGTCGTTTAATCGACGAAACAAATCCTGCACCTGACACAATCAAAGGAAAAAACTCGACTTTCGTAATCCTCGAAGTTGTGGAATAAAAAGGTTTAATAGTGAGAACGAAGGATCTTCCCAAAAGAGGGAGGGTTCTTTTTTTAAGTTAAGAGGTTCAAAGCCCTCGTAAAGCAGTGAGGACGTAACAACGTAAACTCGCTTAACTTAAAAACATGGCGATTCATTACGATAAAGAATACCTTTCTCAAAATGCTGACTGTTCTAAAGAGATACCTCTTATGGATCAGTTAAGGTTTTTAACCAATTACGCTAAAAGAAAGGATCTTATAATATACTTAAAAAAAGTGCCTATAATAAAAAATCTACACATCACTCCAGAAGATACCTTTGAAGATGTAAAAGAACGCTACGAGAACAAGCTTGCTACTCCTCGTAGAAAATATAAAAAGAAAACTTTTCATGAGAGTCTTGAGGGCCCCATTCAAAAGTGAGTGGGGTTCCTCTTGATTTAAGAAATTGTTTCACTATTTAAATCTCTTTTTATGAAAATGAGTAATGAACTCAACCGTGCGATCAAACTTTTTCTGCTCGCTCTGGCGGTTGTCGTCACTGTATTCCTCTGCTCCTGTGCTCCTAAAATGAGCTGCACTAACCCTCAAACTGACTATTGGAAGGCACGAGGAATTACAAAAGACTGACGATGGTTGGCTGCTCCTTCGCTTTAAAAGTAAAGTGGGGGAGCTTCTTTTGAATTAAGAAATTCTGGTAATGTCTTCTAAAGAGAGGGCACATCAGGATCTAGCATAACGAAAGGTTTAGATACTACTCTTCTGTCGTAAGATAGGGGAGTATTTTCATTGAAGCTGTTTTATTGTCATACCACTGTTGAAAAACAGCGGATGCTGATGTAAGGTTTTAGTTTGCCCTTGTAGTCGTAAGATTGTGGGGGCATTTTCCCGGTACACAGGTGGTTTGTAATGTAACTCAGTGTTCGCACGCTTTACAAAACAAATTGTGGGTTCGACTCCCATTACCGGGGCATGAAAGCAATAGATAAATTCACGGCTTTGATGATGTTCGCAATTGGTATAGCGGGCATCGCTCTTATAATAAACTCTATCCCAAGAAAAACTAATACAACTTTAATCCCTGACACAATAATTTCTGACACTGATTATTATGTATTCGATAGTGAATACATATATCTTTGTAAGAAAGATTCAATCATTTATAAACAGGCAAAAAATGAAACTGTTTTTCTTTATCTTGATGGGATTTTTCCCCCTTCTGGTCTCGGCACAGTCCGATAAGTCAACAATCCAAATCGGTGTATCTTCTTATTCCCAGAATTCTTTGGGAGAAGAATACACTATCCACACCGCTGAAAAAATGGGTGATACTGTTATCGCTCATTCTTATACAGCACAAGCCTACGGCGATTTACGCCAAATCGGCCAATTTATTACAGACTCCCTGACAATCCAAGATGTTGATTGGGTACACTGGCCTGCAAACTTTTCCCTAGACTTAAAAAATGGGGTTTTTGTAATGCACAGTAAAGAAGAAGACTCAGATTCCATTGGAATATCTGCAGTCTACACCGATCCGAATATTGTGATACGTATTGAACACCCGCGTTCTGCCTCCATTTTCTATCAATTTGAATGGGGAGAATGTTATTGGGATGACTCCCATCAATCACATCCCGAAACTACAGTGCGTTTAGTTTATCGCTACGGAGAGTTTTCTCTACAAGCAATAGACTGCATTGGAAGATCTGTTTATGCAATGGGTACATCCGAAAACGCGGTGCTTCTTTGGAATATCTTCAGCCCTATATGGGAAAGATAAAAAAACCAGTTTGAATTGTTTTCATAAGGGGGATGATGTAATGTTGTCTCCCTTAATCTTTTGAACAACATGAACTTCCAAAAGAATGTACTTGTCGCTGATTTAAAGGCCTCTCAGAGCTTTTATTTTAGCATTGGCGTACTATACTCACTCGTCTCGTTTTTAAACGATTCTGATGCATCTTCAACGCTTTTTATAATACGTCAATTTGCTAGAGAATATAAAGTTTTGCAAACGCCGGAAATGATATATCAAAAATATATGTCAATTTCTGAACACAATGCGCCAAACTTTTATACTGTAGTTGGAGACACTATACGGCCAAGTAATTCAAACTCACCGAAATCTTTCTACGCTGCCTCTTTACAGGAAGCAGTAGAGTTTTGTAAACAAAATAAAATTTTCTGAATGCTGAAACTCCTTTATGTGAAGAGGTTTAACACCTTTCATCTTTTTACCGCTGCAATTGTCGGTGCTGCTATTAAGCATGCTTTTGACAACTTTACAGCAGAACAATTGTTCACCTACCTTTTCCTTTTCGGATTGGGTACATTTTTAAGGAACGATGGAAAAATTTGCTGATTTCATTCTCAAAATTGTAATGATTTTGGGACTTTTGTTGGCCGCCTTATTTTACGGCACAATGTGCATAATTGAAGGAAGTTTCTTTGAATTTCTATTTGAAGAATATGGTTTTCAATTTCGCACAACAACTTACCCACTTCTTTACGACTTACTAGTTGTCATTAAAGTAATGCTAGCTATAAGAATCGTAAAACGCATTGGGCTTATGATCTACAAAAATTTTATTGACCCTAACTTTGACTACAGTAAATACGTATGAATAAATATTGCATAGCTTCCTTAGGAGTAATTTGCTTCTGGGCATTTCTAACTGGAAGTATAACTCTTTTGTGTATGTACATTCTTCAAAGCAGAAACTTTTGCGTTTTTGGTATTTGTCTTCTCTTTGCAGGTTTTACATCACACAAAATAGTCCTCGCTTTATTAGATTATCTTTCTAAAAAGTTTGACCGATGAAAAGCGAGTTTACAACATTTCTTTTTCACCTGTGGATTCTTATTACCGCAATCATAATTGCAGTTGGCATCCACAAATTTGTTTCACACATTAAAAAAAGAAAACAATGATTATTGCAATCGCACTCGGATTTCTTTGCGGGTTCTTTAACCCTTTCGCAGAATTGTTTCAAACAGAAAAACTCATTGTGGCATGAAAAAACTCAAATTTTTAATTGCCGTTATAATAGGAATGATTCCAATTGGAATGCTTGCACATTTCATTTGGCATTCTTCTATGAGAGACAATGATGTTTTCTTTGTTATTATGTTGGTTTTAGTTGTCAAATTTATTTCGGCTCCAATTACATCCTTCATCTTTAACAAACTTCCCCTCTAGATATAGGTATCCCCTGTCCCACTTTCAGGGACTCTTAAGGGTAAGCCTTATCTTCTTTCACAACTACAACTTGATCCTCCTTGTCCGGGGTACATCTACAGCAGTGCAACGAAAACCTCGTTACAATCGTAATACTCTTTATCGTTAGAGCAACAACGCCACGATTAGTAAGTTTCCTTACGACACGTACCTGGTTGGCTTCATGGGTCATACCCAAGCTAATTGTAACTCACTGTAGGCTGTATGTAGTTTAGTTTCGTATCTATCGGAGAAAACCCTCAATTCAGAGGTAATCCGACTTCTAACCCCCCTCTTGACCTTACCGAAGGGTGATGTAGGGGTGAACTAGGATTTCCAACGTCCTAGTAATACAGGCGCAAAGATACAAAATTAAAATACAAAAAGCAAGTTTTTTGTCAACTTTTTTAACAAAATTCTAAGCCAATGGATAAAATTTCCATAACTAAAGAGCAGTACTTTGCTATCTACGCAGATGCTATAGTGACTGCAGTTGGAATTGCTTGGTTTGTAATTGTACTTTACAGTAACTACCAGCACGTATTTTCTCACGTCTTTAACAAAATTCTAAGAAGATGCAAGAAATAAATCTCACTGAGGAAGAATTCATGATTCTTTCTATCGGCGCGGTAGTAATTGCGATACTCATATCAGCAATGCTATCAAAGAAAAGCAAAGCTCTTCCGGAACCGACGTTTACCGATGCAATGCAACGGGTAAGAGACAAAGTTCTTTCACTACTTGAGCTCCCCGAACGCGACTACCCGAACGCCTATGAACAGTTCAAAATTCTCTTTGACGAGTATCAAGAACTCAAGAAAATGCGCGAAAGAGCGCAAAACACATGGTCCAAGAACGGTAAACAGCCCGATGAAAATTAGGTTGTTGCCCACACTATTTCTCCCCTACAATACAGTACCGTTCCTGTATTGGGTTTTAGTAGTAGTGGGCTTTTTAATTTCACCAATAAAAAACTCGCCGTATGTCAATACAAAAATGGCAACCCCCTGTGGTGCAAAAAACGGTTACGAAAGAACCTAAAACATCAGCCAGCAGCGCCATAGCATTTTGCATGGTTATAACTCTGGCAGTCCTCATTATGCGGACAGAACCCAAATCAAAAGAGAACACCGAAATTCCAGCTGAAGCACTGGATTCTCTGGAAAAAACAGTTCCTCCACTTGTGGAATCTGTAATCCCTGTTCAGGAAGAAGTTGTGGAGCCCAAAACAATTCCAAGGGCAGAAGCATCTGTCAGCAGAAAGCTCAAACCTGCCGAAAAAGGCCGCATTGTTTATAAAAAACCTCCTAAGGTTATAAAAAGAACAATAGAGGTCTTTTCTGCCGGTAAGCCGAATTTTTTGTTACTCCCAAAACAAGCAAGACCGGCTGCATTCATCAAATACGCTCTGCCTTTTGCAAAGAAAATTCAAGAAGATTATGGTATTCCCATAGCTATTTCTGTAGGGCAAGCGCTTTTGGAATCTGGATCCGGAACAAACAAACTGTCGCAATTCCACAACTATTTTGCGATGAAATGTTTTGGAAAAAGATGTCAGAAAGGTCACTGCATACAACATCCAGATGATCACAAAAACGACAGATTCTACCGGTATCAAACCGCCCAAGCTGCGTTTACTGCTTACGCTGAACTTCTATCTGGCAAAAGATACGGGTCTCTAAAGAAGCACGGAAACGATTACAAAAAATGGGCTTATGGGTTGAAGCGTTGCCGTTATGCTACAGCGCCTCATTATGCTCAAACCCTCATCTCTATTATAGAGAAGCACAACTTGGATCAATATTGAGTTCACGGGGGGATTTATTCCCCCCTTATAAAATCAAAAAATGTCAGTAGACGAACTAATCAGTGCTCTTATAGAGCGTTACCCAAATGTACCGGAGACAGTTGAAGCTGTTTCTGTGTCTTTGGTTAACCACAAGAACTGTATTCTATACGGTCTTGGCGGTCACGCTAAATCAGGTCTAATAGAAGAGGCAATAAAAATACTCAAAGGTGAGGAATTCTATCATACAGAAGTTTTCCTTCACGCCTGTTCATCAGAGTCTTCTAGTGACCATTTTATTGGTTACGCAGACGCTAAGGCGTACAGAGAGACAGGCATAAAGACCTACATAACAAATAATATCATGTATAATTTCAAAATAGTCGTTCTCGAGGAGGGCCTTGACCTTCCAGAAGATTTTCCTCCCGGTATGCGCGATCCCCTTACGCGTAAACAATACTGTAACGGATTTACGTGTGTACCATCCAGAATGGAAAGCTTGTTTATCTGCACCAATGTAGACCCACACGTGTGGGCAAAGACAGATTCACAAAAAGCTTTTATAGACCGCTTTCACTACGTAGTTAAGTCCGAATGGAATAACTACGAAGCAGAGTCATTCGATAGAATGTTTGCTTCTATGGGCATAGCTGATGCTCAAGCAAAGCTGGTATCTACATTTGCTGCTTTCGTGAATTCTACTGGCTTTATGTCACCTCGTAGCGCTGTACGATTTTACCAAGCCTATAAAGAGCTTGGAAACTCAGCATATCTGAAGAACTTCAACGGTATCTCTTCAGATCTCCACGCTAAATTCGTCGAGATGGAGAAAATGATGCCGTATCTGGAAACTCTGCAAAAGATACTCACAAATCTGTCTGAAGCAGAGAGTATGGAGCGCACAATGAGAACGCAAAGCGATTGCATGCAGGCCATCCAGAAATTCAATACCGCAAACGTGCTGCTAACCACTATCAGAGACGTTCCGTTTACCGGCGAGTACACAAATCAACTCGAGTTGGCAAGCGAAAGATTATCCCAGATCTCCCAAAGACTCACCCAAAAGTTAACAACTCTCCCAAATGCACCCATCCTTTAGTGGAAATGCTGCTGATTTATATAATAAGTACAATATAGACCATTTTCAAAAGGAAGAATTCGATAACTTTTTGGACGTAATGAGCCATTTAGTTTTCGAGAATCCCAAAAAAGCTATAACCAAGTTTGAAGGGAACAAAAAAAGCAAAGAAATTCTCGCTGACTTACTGCCAATGCTTAAAAACAATGGCATGACTTTTGATAAGAAAGCGAAATTTGCTCTTAAATATATTGCTTCTAATACCGCTAATCAGCATAAAGTAAAAATGAAATCTAATAAAGTCTCTGAAGAAATAGATGGATTTGATAAGCAAGAGGGCGAAGACAATCCGGGTGGAAAATCCGGTGGAGCTCCTCTTGGCAGATTCTTTGAAGGCAACAGAGCTAATGTAGGTAGACCTAAAAGCTATTTTTCAGATATCCCCAAAATCGTGGATAACTTTAAGTTCCTTGATTTTATTAAGGGTTCTGTAAATAGTGATCTTATAGAAGGCAAGCCTAAAGTAAAGTATAAAAAGCGAAAGTATAAAAAAGATAAAGACATTGACTATATAACTGACGAAGACTTTGCGTTAGAGGACGATCTATTTTTCTTAAATTTGATCGACAAGACGCTTAGAGTAAAGCTTCCGATGAAAATAAGTAAATGCAAGAGAGACCTAATCGTCCTTATAGACGACTCAGGCTCAATGTCAGTCGCTTATGTTGTTGAAAAAGTGCTTAGCATTTTGAATGCAATGTTCGACGAAGTCCTTAAAGGAAACGTACGTTTGTTGGTTGCACCGTTCGAGGAGACTCGGGATACTTTATTTGAAGTGCACGACTCTAAGTCAGTCGAGTTCTTTAAAGATGCCTTTAGAACTGGTTGTGGTGGTACTACTGATTTGGATTCAATTCTAAGTGAGTTAAGTTCCTCCATAAAATCAGGCGTGGTTGATGGCATTACCCTATCTCCAGAGACTAACGTTTTAATAATCAACGATGGTCAAGATTACGTGTCCCCAAGAAAAATGCCAGTGACTATTCACTGCTACTGCTTAGGTCTAGCAAACTATGACCTTAAATCTCTTTGTGAGAGCAGCGGTGGTGAGTACATTACTGTTGATGTACTGGATCCAGACGAAGATGATGATTATTGATCTACATACCTATTTCGGGGCATTTAATCCCGAAGATAAACCCAGGCCCGGATTCAGAATTCGGGATGGAACTCTAATAGTTTTAACTCATTCTAAACCCAAAAACAAACTCTTTTCTCTAATCCCAGCTACAAACATCTTTTCCGAGCACTTTAAATGTAAGTACGATTACGTTTATATGTGTTTAGCGGACAATCAGTGCGCTAAAAGGTACAACAATGTACCCGGAGGAAAAATATTCTTTTCTTCACACCAAAACTTTCTTTCAGAAATGGCATTTATCAATGGCATTATCCCAACAATGACTGACGCTGACTTTGGACTCGGCGCAACTACAACTATCACCCCTGATGAGATCGTCTTGGCGATTCTTACGCCGGAGGATGAGCAAACTCCTCGAGAAAAGGAGATCATCACCGCGCTGAAGAACCGTGACGGTGAGAACTTCGGCAACAACATCCGCGCTGTCCAAGAGGCGCAGATCCTCGAGAAGCTCGTCCAACTCAATGTTACCGGCACACCAACTTTCCCTGCGCTCCAGACAGAACTGGATGAGGTGATCACCATGCTCAACGCCAAGTCTCAAGACGATGTCGCTATTGGCGTGATGGGTCTGAACCTCAACATGGAGGTTCAGCAGGATGTACCTGTTGATCCCGCTGAAGTCGTGGAAGTCCTGAACGATCGGATTGCAGAAGGTGCCATTTCGGCAACCACCGAAGTAGAAGTACCCGTATCCGAAGTGGAGGAAATCGAACAAATGCCGCTGCCTGTGAATGACGCTGCTGCTGATTCCCTGCAAGTATCTGCAACTGTTGCTCCCGGCCACGTCAGCTTCCCTGCAAATACCCTTGCCGATACTCTTACTAAGGTCGGCAAGATCAGTACTGCAGCAAGAGATCTGGCAGCAGAAGCCGATAACTTGAAAAACGACCTTCTCGAAGCCACCGTCAACGCTCTTCAAGCAATGACCGTTGATCCTCGTGAAACAACAGTGGATGCTGAAATCGCTGAGACCACTCAGCTGTAACTTCAGCCCAAGTCCGGCAAGTTCCTAAACAATTTTCTAACTAGGGGGAGGGGAAACTCTCCCCCACAATTTTCTAACACCATGGTTCACCTTCCTTCTATCGAATATCCACCGGTAATGATAAACGGTCAAAAGTATTACGTACCCAGTGCGGCTCTTTTGACGCTATCAAAAAATCAGGTTCCTCAAGCGAAACTAAAGCTTGTGCCTGAGAAGCGCCCAATAGAACGCCCGGAGTTTGCGAATGTATTTCTTGACCAGATCCAAAGAATTGTCATCGGTCAGCAAGCAAGCGCGATAAAAGAAGAAATGTCCGAATACCCCAATTTTACCATACACGAGAACATCTGTCTCACGGGTCAAATAACCCAGAACAAAGACGGGCAGTTCATTTTCGCCAATGATATACAGGTCCATCCCAGAGCATACCTGGCTGGTGTACCTATTTCGTCTGGCGGAAAAGAGAATATGCTGTACGTTCTCATCGAGAGCCAGAAAGTACGTCTGGTTATTGACGAAAGAGGAAAACTGATGAATCCCAGAAGCGCTCCAATCCCTCTCAGGATGGCCGACCTTATCCAGAAACTCAAAGACACGCACGATTCTGAAGTGAAAGATGTCTCCTATGGGCAGGGTACAAACAGAGCTATCATACTTCCGAGGATGGAGAATGGCTTCAACTACTTTATCGCCAACCAACTCGAAGATCTGTTCGGGGTAAATGAAATCAGGTTATGATCAGATCATACACACCCGTTAAAGGCGGAATGATGTTGATTGAACTCTTCCCGTCGAGAATAGAAATTTCTCTGGAAATCAGGTTGAACAAAGCGCAATTATCCGCCCTGAATTCGCAGCAAAAAGTCAAGCTAGAGGCGGATTTGAGGCAGAATATCAAACTATTCTGTCATTACCCAACAGACTTGCTTCGATTTGACCTGAATAAGTACGACGGCAGACGTTCGGGCAGTATCATAATAATATGCAGACTCTTTTATGAAGAGATGCATACTTATGGACTCGCTCTTATGAGAATTCAACGCGGCATATCAGACGTCGCAAAAAGAATCAAGGATGCAATACGCACTGAAACTGGTGGTATTCAGTTTTCTCGTAATCCTTCTCCTACCCGAAAAAGAGTTCGAGCTAGTGTCGCAGCTAGTAAAGAACTTATTAGGGAGAGTGGTAAGCAGAAGCGAGACATTGGTGTACTCACCAGAGAAATCGAAAGACTCACTAAGCGTCGACAAACCTCTAGAGCCGATAACGCTCCAAAAGGTAAAAAACGCGATTGACGACGCGAACATAAAGTTCAAGTGGGTAGTACTGGCACAAGCAGTTCATGAGACTGACAACTTTAATAGCAACATATTTAAGCAGAATAAAAACTGTTTTGGTATGAAAGTCTCCCAAAGAGGTTATGCGCTTAAAGAAAAAAACGGTCATGCTGCTTACAGTGATGTGAAAGAGTCAATATTAGATTACGGCGCTTATCAACGTTGTATTCTGCATCTTGCCTCAAAACGTGGTTTGAAAATCGAAACGGAAGAGCAGTATTTGTGGTTACTAAACAACTTACCTTTTGGCCCTAACTCTAGGTATGCCGAAGATGAGGAGTACACACAAAGAGTGCGCTTTCACATGGAGAAGTTAAAAAAATCGGTATCTTGGTAGAAATTCCCACTATCTCGATACTTTGTGCTAATTGGGAATTTTCCTTGGGGCGGTCTAGGAGCCTTCTGAAGCCCGCGCGAAGGGGGGAATGGTTTCTTGGTTGGGGTCATACCTCTTCCTGTGGAATCTAGTACCCTAAGTAGTCAGGTGTGAGGTACCCACTCCACAAGGCCGCCTCTTGGTTTTTTAAAACTTAAAACAACTCAAAAATGTTATTACTGTTCTTACTGCTACTCGCAGCCCCGCTCATCGGACTTTTCTATGTAGGCTACAAAAACTACATGAGGGAAGATGACGTGATTCAACAAAATCAAGCGGTAATGGAGGAAATCAAGGACAATGTCCAGAAAGTCGCCTCCAACATCAATCGGCAATTACCGACAATCGCTGGTATCATTGATTCGATTTCTAATTCTGCCAGCAAGATGAAGGAAATTCCAGATGCTATCAGAGGGCTCTCTAACGGAAATCAAGAAATGTTTACCAGTATTGATCTGAGTAAATATGTCACGAGTGTTCCGTTGCTACAGCTTTTGGACAAGTACCGAGAGTTTGAGTATGAAATCCAGTACGTGTATCGTGTCGATGGTGATCCCACCTCTTACGACAACAATTCGTTCTGGTATGTCCTGCTCTACAAAGTCATCAACGAACGGGTGGAGGAGTTTTATCTACGTATCGGAATAAATTACGCGTCGAAAGCTTATGTGGCTAATCTGGAGACAGAGTATATGCCGTATATGCTGGATGATACCCTTCCGATAGTAACATCCGTGCTTTACTACGCGAAGAAAGAATGCGACGCTGATTGCCAATTTGATCTGCTCTCGCAAACCAGGTCTCTCACGAACAATCTCACTAAGATCACTCTGCAAAGGCCTAAGGCGAACAACGTCATGAATCCTTTTCGCCTGAACGACTACGGAGGTTTAACCGCTTCTACGCAAAAGATAAACACAATTCCACCGGAATTCCTCAAGCTGGCGTATCAAGGTAAGTTGGTTGGTCGAGAGGCAAGAAGCTACAATCCTGTTCAGCTCGTACCAAAACTGGTAGAATTCTGGAAAGAAGATGCAGCAAACTTACTACTGTACGGCGGAAAGGGCACCGGCAAATCAACACTCATGCGCGCTTTGATGCATGAATGTTCGTCTCAAGGAGTATGTGTAGCGCTTCTTTCCGGCAGCGATCTGCAGCACCTCAAGACAAGTGGATTTCTCAAATCTGTAGAGATGCTCACAGCCTCAGAAAAGTCGCTGGTTATCTTTGTGGATGAGTTCTACCCTCTGTCCACAGAAGTGATGGCAATACTCAAGAACTTCCTGAGCGGCTCCGATCAGATGGAGAGGGTGTCAATGGTATTTTGTACCAACAATGTTCCTGAAGACTTCGACGAAAGCTTTACTCGAGTGGGAAGGATAGAAGAAATCATCCAGACCCTGCCCTTCACGAAGGAAGAAGAAGCCAAATCGCTGTATGAATACTTCAAGGGAACCTACCCGGATAAAGTCTGGGCTCCTTTTGTGTATTCAGAAGGCATGACGATCGCTACAATCGCAGCATTTGGCCGGGCAAAGAAGTTGACAGAAACAATACTGTAGAAACCTGTATTTCTCCAAACCAAGAGGGGTGTCGTAAAAGATGCCCCTCTAACTTTTAAATTATGAAAAGACTGATACGAGTCGGAAACTCAGTCATTATCGGTGGTGATGGCGTAGTTACGAAAACCCGACATTTTAAAGGCTCAAGTGTAACCTATGATAAAGAAGTAGATCTTGTAGTAGGCGAACTTACAATAGTTTCTTATAACATGCATTTACAAAGCGTAACGGCAGTTGATAGTAATGGTGAGAAAATAGAAATTCCTTTCAGCATTCAACCCCTTCGCATCGGTCCTTATGGCTTTGAGAGTTATTTACATCCAAGTATGCTAAAGTTTTCTCATTCAGGTTTTATAGAAGCTTTAAGTGATAATAATTTGTGTATACATAGAGTTACTGGTCAGAAGTGTAGACTAATCTTAGACTCCGACTTTATTAATACGGGTTCATTTAGACTAGAAGCCATAAGTGGTCCTGAAAGAACATCTAGATCTTTTAAATCAGAAAAATGGGATAGAAGAACTTTACGAGACTACTTAGATTCTATTAAAGGTAAAGTGATTAAGGGAAAAGCTAAAATAGGGTATTTAATCTACAAAGATGCTTGTCATGAAAGCGTTCTAGTGAATCCCGGTGAAGATTTAGTTGTAGTACTCGTATTTGAAGACGGTACCGCAATGAGCCTCCCCTACAAAAACTTTCAATCGGTAAAATGGAAATAACCATCCATCACCCTTCAAGTAGTGGTGAAAAACGAATAAAGCGAATAGTTGGCGTAACGGACGCAATGTTAGACTATGGTCACGAGATAAACGAGACAATAGTACCAGCTATTCGCATTGAATCTACTGAAGCGCGTCCGTACTATGTCTCTGGTATAGAGCTCACTGCTCTAGAGACGTTATTTATTTACATTAAAGCCAATATATCCCTCAATAAAAATACAGTGATACCTCTTGATGTTTTCGATCCGGATACAAATAAAGAGGTAAAGCCCATGAGTATTTCTCAATATCTTAACGCGATTAAGTGGCAAAGATTTTCTAGAACAGAAGCCTTTGCAATCTTTTGCACTGAAGACATCCGCTCAATGACACACGGTAAATTCAATCCCGTTAAAAGAGCGGCTAGAGAAAGAAAAGAAACAATCATTGAACTGTGGAGACACCGTCTCCCAACAACTCAAGCAGATGTGTCTAAAAAAGAGTATTTTACTGCTTTGCTCAGTGAGCATATTGTCCTGTAGCGATGACGGAAAAGAATACGACATAGCGTCGTTTGCCCCAGTACCACTGGATTCCGTTCAAGTCGCTCCCCAACCTGCGAGCCGCAATTTCACAATCTCTCCTCCAAGTATTGACGGTAAAAGCTGCAAAGAATACACGATGAGCATCCAGCTCTATGTCAAACAAGACTCCGTGCGCAGCTACACACTCACCACCAGCTGTGGAAATCCTATCGCTAAGAAGGAATACAAAATTGAGCCTGGCGATACCAAAGAAAAGATCGCTAAAAGAGTCTCTAAAGACTTAGGCATCACCATCCCACCGTCAAGTATTTCCAACAAACTTCCGCTTAAAAGAGGCGAAAAAATCACATTTCAATGATGCAGTACTGGTTCACAAGTACATCTTCTTCTTGGGAAAAATTTCGCGCTGAGATAGAACTTGAGTTAGAGGACTATAATATTGAATTTAATAACAATAAAAATTGCTCCAGAAAACAAACGAAGAAGCGTGACATTTTCAAAAAACGAAAACACATCACCGACAAAGTAAAACAAAGAGTCGTTCAAGATGACACTATTCAAGACGTGGATTCTGCTGTTCTGGAAGCAATTATCTGGGGGGATCAATACCTCCGGTATAAACTTTCCCAAACCTATGGAAATAAACGAAAAAACGCTTCTGAAGTTAGGAGTCGATTCATTAAACAACGCCAGGGCGGAGGCCTTCCCGTTCCGGAATGGAGTTGGGAAGACGTACGTCGAAATCGAACTGTTCCTAACCAGCAAACTGGGAATAGCGATAGAAGAAGAGTTGTATTATAGGAAAAATACTCCTAGGTACAAATTCACTTTCTACAAACCAAGTATCTTACACCTCATCCAAACTGACGGAACTAGGCAAGATGCTTACAAACGTGGAATCAAACGATGTTTTCTCCTTCTAAAAAGAATGCACAAAAAGCATTCATCGCAAACCCATACGGATTCCACCTCGCAGAGCACGTCTACAAAATAAGAATGTTGTTTTTGCGTTATGGTTGGCAAGTTCAACTTCTGGAAACAGAGACACGAACGTATCATCCGAATTGCGTGCTAATAATACCAGATACCGGTGGCATCAATACCAACGTGAGTTACTTCAAAACTCCCGCTCCAGGCATTCCGCCTCAAGATCAGGGTATAGAGTCCTTCCGGTTAAACAGTTTGCATTACTGGGTAAACAAAAAAGTGCCAATTATTGGCTTAGGTTACTCAGCTTTCCTTACCTTTGCAGAAGTTTGTGGAGGTAATCTGCTTTGCGGTTCTGACGGTCTATCCTTTATGCACCGCAATGACGTGGATATTTACGAGACGAAATTCTTTGGCAAAAGAGCTGCTGGCCTTGTTGATTATCAAATTGACGAGAGTCTCATCAGCCTTGCCGAGTCCCTTCTTCCAAAGGAGGCACCGCCGGAGGACGAAGTATTGGTATCGGTGCCCATTTTATAATAATGGAAATTAATAAATCAATAGCTGTTTACGTTCGCGACCGAGTGTGAGTCTTGCGACGTAAAAAAGATCTTTTGCCTTTAAATGTGAGTTATACTGTTGACGGTCTTAAATGGACCGCAAACAAAATGGGGAAATCCCTGTTTTATAAGAATGCTCGTGTTTTCAAAGGTAGAATAATCTCAGAAGACGGACCATTAGTTGAGAATCCAGATGTGTTCTATGAACCATTTGATGCAATAGATCACTATAATCTCGATCTGAGAAAAGCCGAACTAAGGAATTTAGATAAAGCATTAAAGATGCTATACTAAATAGGCTGCTTAGCCCCGATCTTAGAAGAGGGGTATTGTTACATTAAATGTATAAATTTTGGAAAATAATCGACTATACAAGGCCTTTATGGTAATCTCAACTATTATCGGGTTAGTTCTTACCTTAGGCTTGTTTCACAAAAACAACGATCTAAAAAAGGACTTTCTTGAAATAAAATCGCGTACTGATTCTATGGCCATAACCATAGATTCTATGCGGTTTGAGCTTAACAACCTTAGAGAAACCCACCCCTATCAAAACAAACGGTGGAAGTCTAAGAGAACAGGTCTGTGTACCGAGGGCAATTTCTTTGGGTTTTTACTTTATACTCCAGTGGATACTAACATATCTTCTGAGTTCGCTATCGCTCTTTCTGATTGAAAGGGCCCAGTAGCTAAAGTAAATTCTGTGAGAAGGCACTCGAATTGTAAAAGTCAACATTACCACGGTAAAGCAATTGACTTAGCGTGGGATGAGACTGTTATTGCCTTCTTACTATCCGAAGAAGGTAGGTCTTGGCTAAAAGAGCATGAGGTAACTTTCTATATAGAAGGCAAACCCGGGAGCAAAAAAGTACGTCGTTATCTTTACGATGAGGTTGCTTCTGAGTATGTATTCTTTAACCCTAATGCTAGCGGAGACCACATACATTTAAATATCTAATACTGATAGTGGGGGGAGAAATCCCCCCTTTATCCATACTAAAATATGGAAGCTATCTTTTTTGTCCTCTTATCAACGATCGCAGGTTCGTTGTTTAAGCACTATCTGGAGCCCGTGGTGTTAAACAAAGCGGCTCATCTTTTCCCTCAATCTAATATCTTTAACACTAAACCAGAAACAAAAGTAGAACCTACGGAGTTTAATAACGTAAGGTTTAAGCGCACTATCAATGGATATACAACAATCTATGTTTCGAGTCCAACACGGACAGATACAACCTACGTCAGGTAAAGAACTCACCAAAGAGATCAAGTCCTGAGACATAATAGCTTTAGATACAGAGGTAACTGGAGATTTTGATAATATCTTTGATAGAAGAATTGTCATGCTGCAGTTTGGTAACAAAGAAGTTCAGTACATTATAGACACAAGGAAAGCGGACCCCACTAAACTCCTCAAAGAATTATCCAAGAAAAAGATCATAGGTCATAATATTAAGTTCGACTACCAAGTTATAAAGACTAACTATGGGATTGAGCTTGAAGATCTATTCGATACCATGCTTGCAGCACAAATACTGGAGTGTGGGATGGATGAGGAGAAGGGACATTTTACCCTAGAGCAAACCGCTAGACGCTACACAGGGTATCATTACTACTCCAATCAAGGTAACTTATTTATTCCAGCAGTTACCAAAAAGATAAGGAGTTCTTTTTCTAGTATAGGAGATAAACCGTTTGAGTTAGAGCAGCTCTATTATGGAGCTCTTGACGTTTCGGTTGCATATCTCTTGTATGAGAAACAGAAGATTCAGCTTGAGAAAAATGAGCTTGAGTCAACAGCAGAGCTAGAGTTCAACTTCGTGAAAGTTCTTGCTGATATGGAATTGAGTGGTGTATATCTCAACCAAAAACAGTGGTTAGAGAATTATCGCAACACACTACAACAAACCGAAGAATTGCGAAAGAAACTGGAGGAGTATCAACAACTAAACTGAAACTCCCACAAACAGGTTTTACCTGTACTCAAAGAGCTTGGTGTTGACGTGTCGATTATAGACAAGAAAACAGGTGAGATAAAGGAGTCTGTATCTCGTGAAGTCTTAAAGAAGCAAACAGCTAAGGCTGGTATTCTGAAGACTTATCTTGACTATAAGCTTTCCCAAAAGGAATCATCTACCTATGGTGAAAAGTTTTTAAGGCACGTCAACCCAACTTCTCAAAGAGTTCACTCTTCTTATATGCAAATTATGAGAACTGGAAGAACTTCTTCTACTAACCCTAATTGCCAGAATATAAAACGAGGATCTATATACCGATCAGCATTTCAAGCTGAAGAAGGTAACACCTTTGTAGGTGCAGACTTCTCTAATATAGAAGCAAGGATACTTGCTGATAAGTCTAATGACGAGAACTTTATTAACATCTTTATAAACAATGGTGATTACCATTTAGAGACTGCTAAACTAGCTTTTGACAATCCTAATCTAACTAAAGGATCTGAAGAAAGACAGTTAGCAAAGACTATTAACTTCGCAATTGCTTTTGGTGCCGGAGCTAAGAAAGTATCAGAAGGTGCTGGAGTTACTTTACAGAAAGGAAAGGAACTATTAAATAAAGTTTATACTGCTTTCCCAAAACTTAATCCTTACTTTATAGAGATGGGCAATCTCACAAGGGAAAGAGGATATGTTGTGTGTAATGAAGTATCAAAAAGAAGAAGTTATATACCGTTTTATAATGAATACTTAGAAGCTAAGAAACATTATAACTACTTTAAAGCAATGGGTTGGGATCCTCATCCTACTATTGCATCAGCATATAAAACTTGGGATTCTAAAATACAAAGATGGTCACAAAACTTGCCTGTCCAAGCTACCGCTGCTGACATAGCAAAAGCCACTTGTATAGAACTCAGAGAGAAGTCTAAAAAAATACCGTTTAATCTGGTGTTATTCGTACATGATGAGGTAGTAATAGAATGTGAGAAAGACAAAGCAAACACTATTGCTAAACTCGTTGAGAAGATCGGATTACAATCGTCGCAGAAATTCCTGAATCATTTAACAGTCCCTGCAGAAGCTCACGTATCTTCGCAGTGGGAAAAGTAAGACCATGCAAGAAGCAACAACGTTTTTTGTCGTCACCATTCTTTCGATGGCGGCAGCACTTGGCTTTTTCTTCTATAGAGCCAAAAAAGACCCCCAGAATAAAAATCTGGAACCGGGCGCAGTTCTTATAAAATTCTTTATAACCTATCCCCTAACGGTTTTCATAACCCTGCAATTAATCGCTATGATCTCAGAGGCAGCTTTGCTTGCTTCTATCCAAGACAAAGACATCAATGTAACTGCTCGTATGACAGTTCACATGTTCCTAGCTGTTGTCGGCGGTTTGGGTGCGTTTGTTATGACAAAATACTTAGGTTCGGTCATCAGCGTTTTCTTCATTAAAGAACCGATGCCTAAAAAGATCGGCTTGTTCTTAGGCAGCTCTATGCTGGCTTTGATATCGCTATTCTTTACCATCGGTTCTCCAATATTCAATCTGCACGCAATGGCACACTCGCTAAAGCAAACTGCAGAGCTTGAAATATTTCTCACATCTTTGTGGGTAATGCTGGGTATAGACCATCCTAATCACCTCACTTTCCTACTTTCTAAACACCATCTTCCATTAGACTACTCCCCGTTTCAGAATTTGCACTCCGGCGTAGTAACCAGTCTTGCCTTGAGCACAACTCACCTGCTGATAACTTTGTGGGAGGTTCTTGTGACTCTGACCCTTGCCATTAAGAATGACGGCATTCAGCACGCAATTCTCGGCGAGTTCTTCAATGTTCCCCCTGTAAAGGATGAGAAGAAAGAGGAAAAGAAGGAAGAGAAGAAGGAAGAAAAGAAAGAGGAGAAGAAAGAGGAAAACATTGATGCTACCAAAGTTAAGGACAAGGTACAAGAGCTTCTCAAAATTCACGGTATGACCGATCCAAAGAGGATTGACGATACAGCTCAGAAACTTGTTCCTTACATCTACAAACAGGCTGATGCTGGTTCAGTGAAGAAAGTCGCTGACCTTATGAACTTCATTCACAAGTATCGTGAGGCAGAGAAGAACAAACAAAACACTCAACCTATTAAGGATGAGATTCATGACCTCGTAAAGGGCCTGACTAACGGCAGTTTCACCTTACCAAAAAACTAACGGGCGTAACGTGTGACTATTGTAACAACACTAAAGTAAAATCGGTGTACGCCAATACAACTAATCCGTGGAAAGATTTTTACCATGGCGATTGTAGAAGCTGCTTCGAGGTTAGGTGGCTAGACGCTGCGGGGATATGTGAGAAATGTAATAGAGGCAATTCAAAACTCTCTTTACGTACTCTAAACATTTGCGATAGTTGCATTACTGCAAATAAAATATCCCCAATATGCAAAAGATGTGCTTCAATCGTTGAAGAATATGCTGAAGGTACTACTGAATGTATACAGTGTGCTTACGGTAAAGACTTTAAACCTGATCCACAATACGCCACTGGTGTGTGTATACAATGCAAACGCGTTACGCACTTAGACGGTGATGAAACCTGCTTAAGCTGCCATATAATAAATTCGGCGGCTAATGCGCAAAACAACGACTGGGGTAACCTAAAAAGATGCGGTTGTGGAGAAGTAATTCACAAGAAGCAAAAGGTATGTCCCAATTGTGCAAGCAAACCTATAAATTTGCGTAAGGACAAGCTGTGTCACGGCTGTCAAACGCACTTCAAACCAATATCTATATACGACACCTTCTGCATACCTTGTAAAGAAAACATTCATCGAGGTGTGTGTACCTCTTGTAGAGAGCTTTCCAACTCTATGGACTCAAGGGGCTGGTGTTCTAAATGCCAATCATCTAATGGATAAAAGAACTCAAATGCAGGAGGAAGCAGTTGCCTCCTGAAAACAAAACAATGGATGGGGTACCCTGTTGATATATACGGGCGGGGGGAAAACACGATGCGGCTTAATGGCTTACCAAGATTTAGGCAAGCCCAGAACATTAGTGGTCACCTCCCGCCTGCCCATTCTAAATCAATGGAAAGAGGTTATGACAGGAACTAATATAAAGTTTATGTGTATCCAATCTGCCTACAAGCATAAAGGATATTACGACTTAGTTATAATAGATGAGGTTCATAGATCTTTATCACCTAAATATAGGGAAGTATTTAGCGGCATAAAAGCTAAGCATTTAATGTGCTTAACAGCCACACTTCCAGAAGAAGCAGAGTATGTAGAGTTCTTAGCTAAAACTTGTCCAGTAATTTATGAGAAGAAGCTAAAAGATGCTTTAAAGGATGAGATGGTTCCTCAGTTTGAGATATATAACTTTTCAGTACCTCTACACAAAACTATATCTGGTAAGTACAAACTCTTTGACAATAAGTTTACGCAGTCAATGATAAAACTTACTAGAGTTCTAATGGATAATCCTAAACTGAAATCAAAATACAAAAATGTTTTTGAGTTAGCTCAAGCTGCTCAGTGGGCTTCTTTTGATAAGGAGACACAAGGATTATGTAAATCTTATTGGGCTGGGATGACTATGCGAAAGCAGTTAGTTTATTCTAATCCAGCGAAGCTAAAAGCAATTCGAGATATACTAAACCACATGGGGATGAGTCGCAAGTGGATAATCTTCACTAAGTCCATTGCATTTGCTAAAAGTTTGCAAGAGTATTTAGGAGGTAACACTGCTATATACCACTCAAAACTAAAACCAATAGAAAGAGAATTAAACTTAATAGCATTTGAACAAAATCAGTTTAATATTCTTATAGCAGTTGACGCTTTAAACGAGGGATTAAATGTCTCGCAGGTAGAAGCAGCTATTTGTGCTGCTGGCGTATCTACAGAGTTAACAAATTCCCAGCAGTTAGGGCGAATCATACGTCCTGAAAAAGGAAAAAAGCCCGTGTTTATTAATCTGTACACAGAAGGTACGGTTGAGAAAACTTGGGTAGAAAAGAAACTTAAATCAAGCGGATTAAAAAGCAGATGAGCAAGCACGGTGTACGACCTTCCGAAACAAGCATTACTAAGTTTATCCGAAGCAACAGAGTCTTCCTTCCCCCGAACATAGGTAAACATGTCAGGGGAGCTTCTTTGGAAGACTTTTGCCCTTTTTGTTTGGCTGAACATAATAACAACACAATATTTTATAGAAAGAAAATAAGCGAGCCTCTGAGCATTCTTCTTAATACATACTCTTGTGATATGTGCAACGAGGAGATAGAGAAGAAATCTTCTGATAAAAACATGGAGGATATGTTTGAAGAGTTCTCTGTTAGAGCTGGAGTTAAAGCCATACAAAGAATAGACGGGGTTGTGCATGAGGCAAGTTTTCCTAATGACACTCATAAATTCTATAACCACTTAAACCCAGATAAAGAGCCTTTTAGGATTACCCCAGACTGCTGCTTGTTTTGTCAAGTTCATCTAGGGGCAGCAAAGAACGAACAAATAGATCCACAAAAGAAGTTGTTTGTAGAGTACTTTATACCTGTTGGTATGGAGATGTATCATCTTGACGGCGGACAAGTAAAAGTCTGCAGATCTTGTGATCTAGTCATGACTTCTAAGCTAAGTGATACATACATTGCTCACCTACTAACTTTCTCAGGTATAGATATATGCAAAAGATGTGGCGATCAATATTTTGTAAATAATAGCGAGGTAGATAGTCGCAATGCTTCTCAAACTTTTGGGAAACATATGTGCCCAGAATGTTGTTATAATAATCTACAATCAGACGATAAGCTCATGTATGAGGGGGAAAACCTAATGGTTCCTTACTCAAATATAGTTAGAGACGAGTTCCATAAAATACAAAGATTCGTAGATGTTAATTGTTCTTACTGCTCTTCTCCAGTAGCTATTGATTTAACAATGCATCCTGAGGAAGTTATAAACAAGCACACAGAAACTAACTTAAAGTTTATTTGCGACGATTGTGTCTTCAGAGAGACTGCTCCTATAAACGTCTTAGTAAAAGACGACATAATTACTAGAATCTTTAATATAAACGATAAATTCTACATTAAGAGAGTTACTACTAAAGGCAAGTTCCTAAACTTCGATACCTCTTTAAATGCAGAAGAAGTTTTAAAGTTTTTATTAGCTGAAGAAAATGAACAACTTACACTATACTAATGGAGGTATTAATAGAGGAATATGAGCACCATTCTAACGCGTATAGACTTGTCATTAAGCTCTTTACTAATGGTGAACAATTCTACTATATCTCTACTATCGACAAAAATGGCAAACTAATAACAAAGACAACGTCAAACAGAATGTCAAATATTTGGACGTTCTTGGAATCTTTTGATACTAGAGTATCAGACTTTTACAGTGCCTATGGTAATGAAGATGAAATCCGATAATCAAAATATTTTGGCTACGATTGACTTAGAGGACACCTCCAGTAGGAGTCCTGACAAATCCAGAATGGAAGCTGTTCTAATAGTTTATAAAACAAAATCTACAAAACGCATATCTTACGGCTCCTCGGTAAGCTACAAGTATCGCAGATCTCAACACCGTATAAGAAAGAGCTTCGGTCCTTTTGTTACTTTTGTAGAGGCGTTAGAAAAAGCTTTAATATACTGGTATGGCGCATAGAATCATTCAAATGTACTACGAGACTACTCATGGGTTTTTAAATCTTTATATAGAGCTAAATAGTTACACTGAAGAGGACAAAATAAAATCTAAATTTAAAGCTTCTATTGTCGTAAGAAATGACGAGAGAGTTGCCGAAGAAATTACTGTTAACCAAACTACTTGGAATTCTTCCTTTATGTCTACTCTAGATGAAGGCATTCAACTTGCTTTTAAAGAAGGTGCAATAAAGCTACTCTTCTATAAAGAGCTAGAAGACTCTAACTACATTAACAGTCTTTTTTATGAAAAATAAAATGAGATTGCTTCACACGGAGGAATACGACGATTTCTATCTTCAAATATATTCCTATAAAGGTTTAGGCGCTCCAGAAGTGTTTACCTTTCACATAAGCTTCCAAAAGAGTAAGGGCAGAAGATTTATTCTACTCACATCTCTAAGATATAAATATGTAACTGATACCGTTGAACATGGTATTTATTTCTTTAAACAAATAGTGTCCTTCTTTGTCTCTTCAGAATTTAAGTCTATAGGCAAGTATGGTCACTTCGAATACGATGACTTTCATTTAAAATATATAAATGTTGCTATTAACTTCAAATACTGTGAGTGCCTTAGATTCGATGAAGTTTCCAATAAGGTGTTTAGTGGAGATGTATCTTATCTATACAAGCCAGAGGAACTACCCTCAAGAAGTTCCAGAGCAAGATCTGAGTTTACTCAAAAAAATGGACCTAATTCAGATAGACGCTACAAACAAGATCCAGTTGTCCAATACTGGGCAAGCGTTTCTTTTGAACTACCTTAAAGAAGATTTCGATTCAGACCTAAAGTATACCTCTGGGTTTGAGAAATTCTGGAAAACTTTTCCTGCTTCAGATAAGTGGGATAGGTTTCAAGAAAGTAGAAAGCTAAGGGTGAATAAGAAAGAGACGTTTGTCCAGTATCTAAAAGCTTTAAATAATGTAACTGAAGAGTATCTACAAAAATCAATAGAGACAGAGATTGCTAATAAGAAAGCTTCGTCTCCACTAGAGAATCCTTTTAAGTATATGAAGGCTTCTTATAACTGGCTAGCTAACGAAGAGTACAACAATGTTTCTTTTGAACAACAAAAAATAGTTTCAGACGACGACTTATTATAATGGAATATAGACACATATCCTATGGGGTTGATTCGGCCCTTAACTATATAGACAAGAGGAGAAAGGGCGAAATTGTGTCGCTTAAAACTTCCTTTAAAAAACTAAACAAAGCTCTAATGGCGGGCATTGACTGGGGTAGAATAATGACTATTGCAGGTCAGTCAGGAGCAGGTAAATCTACTATACTAGAACAATTTAAAAAAGATTTCTTAGACCTTAACGAAACTAAATTTGAGATTTTATCGTTTGACTTTGAGATGTTAGTAGAGGATCAGATAGCTAGGTATCTAGCGTCTGTAAGAAACAAAACTCTTAAAGATATTTATTCAGCAAATACTCCTTTAGAAGATATAGAGTATGAAGCTATCAAGAATGTACTTGACGAAAGAAAGAAATCTCCTATATTCTATGTAGATAATGCTGGTACTTCTGAGCAGATACAAAAAACTATTCTTACCTTTGCGCAAGAGAGAGATTTATTAAACAAAAACTATGGTTTGGTTGTTACTATTGACCACGTTCTATTGACTAAAGGAAAGACGGGAGAACAAGAGAAAGCAACAGTAGACTCTCTAATGGAGATGTTGAATGATGTGAAGAAATACTTTGCGCATATTGGCCTTAAATGTTTGATCATTTGTCTAGGTCAGTTAAATAGAGAGATTGAAAAAATGGATAGGGTAGACAACCCTTTGTATCACTTCCCAAATAGAAATGATATCTTTGCTGCCTCATCAATATATCACACATCAGATTACGTTATAATAACACATAGACCATCAACCGTATCTGGAATAAAAGAAGGTTACGGTCCCCCAAGAAAAAACCACCCCAAAGGATTACCACTAAAGTATCCGGGGGATGAAACAAGAGACATGATTTACTGGCATATTATTAAGGAAAGATTTGGTAAGCCGGGGATTATAGCATTAGCCGAAGACTTTAAATTTTCTAAACTAGAAGAAGTAGAACTATAATGAACTTAGTACAAATCTCCGGAATGCCTGCTACCGGAAAAACAACAGGCGCTAGATTCTTAGACCCTAAGAAAACTTATTACATAGATGCAGACGGTAAGGGACTATCTTGGAAAGGATGAAAGTCAGATTATAATTCTGAGAATAAGAATTATGCTAAGACAACAGATATACCAACTATCTACAAACTTATCAAAACAATTTCAGAGAGCAAGCCAGATATTAACTGTATTGTTATAGATACTATTAACGCCATTATGACCACCGAAGAAATGGAGATCTTAGAGAATCCATCTAGAGATCAGTGGAAGGATCAATAGCTAGGTCCTGTACCTGTCTAATTGCTGGAAACTCCTTAGAGTTTATTATACTACAAAGCAGCTTTGAAATATAGGCAAACTTGAATGTTAAAAAATAATAAAATTGGACAATCAGCAGCGAAGCTCCGAACAGGAGAACGTTCAGAGATCATCCCTCCGAAGGGGAGTAGGGAAATTATTTATTCCCGAAATGGCAGGACTTCGTAAATGTGTATATTGTTTAATAGACAGTTCTAATAATAGGATTAGATATATTGGTAAAACAGAATGCGCGTTATCAAAAAGATTAAGAGAGCATTTGCAAGACTCTAGAAGACATAATACTAAAGTCAGTAGGTGAGTGCACAATAGAATAGATAACGGATATGATATAATAATGCGCCCATTAATATGCGATGTAGATTTAAATGTGTGAGAAAAAAGATTTATAAAAATCTTTAAACATAAGAACTTTAAACTATTAAATATGACTGATGGGGGAGGCGGTGTTTTAGGCACAAAGCAAACTGAGGAAACAAAGATTAAAAAGTCTTTAGCTCTTTCGGGTAAAAAGAAAAGCCCAGAACACATAGACAAAATGAGAAAAGCTTTTTCAAAAACAGCATTTGTTTACAACGCTGTAAATGGTAAGTTTGTAGGGGAGTATAGCTCATTTAAGCAAGCCAGCAAAGATTTGATAGTTAATCATACAGGACTACTTCTTTCCGCTAAATACGGAAGACATGTAAAAAACTACAGAGCTTTTTATACATATCAAGGAAATGTAATTCCAGTAAAACCAAAATACTATAAGAAAACATCTATTGAGAAATATATAAACGAAGAAGATATGATCCAAGCCCCGTAGAAATATGGGGGTTCTTGTTAGCGACCTCAGTGTGGAATCTTTACAAAATGATGCGCGAAATTAAGCGAGACGATCTTGTCGTATTCGTTATGGCGCACTGTGAACCATACGATGTCAATGGCATCACGCATTACCGAACAATGACAAACGGTAAGAAGCTTTCTAAAATTAATCTAAATGCTTTTCTAGCATACAATCTATATACTAAAGTAACTAAAACCCCTGATAATAAATTTACCTACGATCTAATAACACAGTCTGATGGGACAACTGAGGCGAGAAGTGTTATGGGTGTTTTTGATCCTAAGATTGAGAACAACCTTGAGGTAATAAGAAAATCAGTCCTTGAGGCTGAAATTGGTTAACTAAAACAATATAATCACTATGTATCAAGCAACTATGTTCAAAGAAGAGTCTTACTCTGGTGGAGGCTCCAAAATCCCCGTAGGAATTCACACGGGAAATATCGTGTTTAACGGTCTATCCACTGACTCTACATGAACTGATATAAACTTTTCGGAAGTAGCCACCGGAAAGGTAATTCATAAACGTCTCTTTGTACCAACTGGAGGTAATCCAAAAGAGGGAGAAAGCATTCAGGATGCGTACAACAGGGAAGTAACTAAAAACCTCAAGCATATTGTGCACATAATGACTGCACTGCTTGGAGATGAGGCTGTTGCCTCTTTCAGCGCAGAAGACTATAAGACCTTTGTTGCTAATGCCGCATCACTGCTTAATGAGCAAAAGGGTACCGCAGTAAACCTCAAAGTCGTTCCTGATTATAAGGAAAAGATGTATCCAGAGCTCCCCTCATATGGTAATTATGTGGAGAAAGCAGGAGGAGTATCTCGTCTTTCCTTTTCCAAGAAAGAATTGGAGGCAATCAGCGAAATGTCAGCAAATCGCGCTAAGAAAGATGACGGAGCAATGTCGCAAGAAGACGTAGACTCTCTCATTTAATGATTAGGGCGATAGGAGAAATCTTATCGCCCTTTTCTATTTTACCTGGTGGGTAAAGAGTGGTTCGATTCCGCTCATAAAAGCATGAAGACTTTATCTGAATTCATTAACGGTGATCCAAAGAAGCTCGAAGAACTTCTGAAGGTCAACCCCACTATTGGGGATTCCATTATAATAGGAACCTTTAGCTGTACTTTTATAGACAGCTTAGGAGAGACTATAAAACTAACTAAACACTGGTTTATGTTCACTCGCTACTTCCACTTAAATATGGAGTCTCAGGCAGAGTGTTTTGTTATAGACAAATATAAGGCTGAAAAAATAATAAAAATAAGAGTACATAAAAAATGAAGGCAATCTACTACACTGCTGATTGAAAAACCTCAGTAAATCAAGAGGCAGCGTTTGAATACTACATGGGGCAAAAGATAGTTCTTGGCAAACTATACAAATCCCCATTACGAGAGGACAAGAATCCAACAGCAGCATTCTTCTATTCAGAGAGAGAAACACTCTACTTTAATGATTTTGGTATAGCGAAGATGTACTCCGTTATAGACTTTGTTAAAGCCAAATTCAATTTAAATTACGAGCAAGCTCTATCTAAAATGATAGCTGATATACCGTTAATGAAAGACGGTGCAGTAGAGATTCGTCCTAAAGAAGACGTACAGTATTCGTTCACTTCTTCACCTTTAGAAGAGGGAATGTATTACTGAAACAAATACAAGATACCCAAAAACATCGTAGCTAAATATAGTTTCTTTGTTAAGAATATCTATAGAAATGAAGAGTATTGGGCACGTTCAACTAAGGGCAATCCAATTTTTGCTTACAAGTTTCCATCAGGAAATATCAAAATCTATCGCCCTTTAAGTGGGGACAAGTCCAAGAAGTGGGGAGGGAATGCTAATACTAAAGACATAGGGGGACTATTCCAACTTCCACAGAAGGGAACAGTTCTTTTTATAACATCTTCTATCAAGGACATAATGGTCTTAAGACAACATGGGTTTAACGCTGTTTGCTTTAACGGAGAAGGATATGGGACCTCTGATAAAAGTTATTCAGAAATAAAGCCTTTCATCGTTGGCCTTAAGAAAAGATTTAAGCATATAATAATTTTTTTAGACAGTGACTCTGCGGGTATTGATTACTCTATGAAACTGTCATATAGAATAAAATGTAAATGAGTTTCTCTCCCCAGAGAAAAGGACATCTCCGACTTTCAAAAAAAGTTTGGCGTAAACAAGACTTTCAAACAGATCAAGAAATTGATCAAAAAAACACTCCAGTATGATAATCTCCCATTTTAAGCGTCTAGAATTGATCTTATTGATCTCTTTCACCTTGATGCTTTCTTCGGTAGCTGCGTCCATCGTAGTAATGTACGATTTCTTTGAGAAAACTTCGGACAAACTCGATGTGCTCGTACAGGACGCCGTCCTTGATAATACCTACTACGATGTGCATCTATGGGAGTACAGCGATGGATCTCCCTATCTATACCAGATCCCTACCGATCAACCAACTGAAGAGTCGGGTATAAAAGAATTCAAACACAGATGCGATTTTGATTGCGAAGAAGAGTGCCCGGATTCTGTTAGGGTTGTTCTTATGCGTACCGTGTTCAATCGCTCAGAAATCCTAAAAGACACCATGATATATCAATGAACCACAGGAATATGAAGCCCTATGTAGGGGATAGTTGGGTATGGCCATTAAACAAGGCTTTCGATGTTTTCAAAAAAGACATCATCCCTTTTATAATGGCGGAAGAGGAAACCAAAAAAATCTACCCTACAACGCACTCAATTTTTCGGGCCTTTAAAGAGGTTCCATTTGACGACGTACGTGTAGTAATACTCGGTATGGACCCTTACCATGATGGCAGTGCAACTGGTATCGCTTTTGATAACCCAAGAAACGGGAAGATCTCACCATCTTTACGTAATATCTTTAAGGAGATCGAAGAAGATACCGGCAAGCCTTCTATGGGATTCGATAATTCTGTTTCATTTCTAGAGCACCTCCCCCCACAAGGCGTTTTACTATTAAACACAGCACTCACAGTCGAACAAGGAAAACCTGAAAGCCATCTAGAAGTATGGCGTGAATTTACTTCTGAAGTTATAAACACTCTTAATAAGAAGGATAAACTAGTTTGGTTGCTTTGGGGCAAAAAAGCCCAGAAGTTTAAATCTAAAATCAATGCGAAACACATTATAATAGAGAGTGCTCATCCCTCTCCCTTCAGCTACAGGCTGTTCAAAGGATGTAAATGTTTCACACAAGTTAACGATAAGTTAACTAAACCAATTATTTGGTAATGAATTTCTTCTTAGATCCTGAAACAAGATCAAAAGTGGCTTCCGCTGGTTCTCTTTTCTTCGGGCCCACTTACCCATGTTCTGCATGCTTCAATGGCACAATGGACAAAAAGTTCGTACAGAAAGTGCATATAAATCCTCCTGAAGCCGTCAGCTTGACGAAAGATAAGAACCGCCTGATGAAAGCCCTGAATCTCAAGGGCATACCCGTTCCAGACTTCTACAACAAAAAACAATTCTTCAACAAAGAAGATGCGTTTCTGGCAGTAGACTTCATGAACGAGTTTTCCTTTGACGACGGCTTCTTCCCGGCGCTTTTGTCCCACGGCCTGCAAATGGACTTTAGCTCCCTGCAAGAAGTGGTGCAAGCGATCAATGCATTCAATGGACCGGGCTTCGAAGGTGTGTTCCAGAAAAAAACTGAAGGGGCAATTAGTGGCACTGTTACCACAATCCCCAACGCGCCGTCCAGACTGAACAACGGACGAAACTTCATTACCGATGGCATCCTGCGTGAAGCAATGCCCTCTTGCCTTACCGACCGAGACGAAGCTTACGCTCTTGCAAAAGAGACTGTCGAAGCGCTCAATCTCGACTACGCAACCGTTACAATCACTGTCGATCCTGACTCCAAAGAACTGGAGGTGGTCAACGTCAACACAAATCTCGTGCATGAGGATGCCTTGGCTCTGAGAAGCTACATGGACAAACTGCACGTAGCCCTCAACAAGAAGAAATGAGAACCCGCAATAACCTCGAGGAATTCGCTTGAGAACAACTAACGAAGGAGGGGATAACTTTTGAGTACGAAAAGGAAATTGAGTTATTCCCTTCCTTTGTTTTTAAAGGAATTGACATCGAAAAGAGAAACAAACAACTTAAAGTAAAGAATAACAAGTATCAAAATATTGTATATTCTCCAGACTTTAGCGGAAAGAATTGAGTAATCGAGACAAAGGGTCTTAGAAGGCCCGCATTTGACCTGAGATGAAAGATCTTTAAGTATACGATAAAGAATAAGGGGTGGTTACTATTAATGCCTACAAACCAAAAAGAGGTGTTAGTATGTATAGATATATTAAAAAAGTGAATAAAGAATGATAGAGAATGATCCGATAACAGAATATTACAAATCTCCGAGAATATCCAACTCCCTGCTAAAAGCAATCGCAAATCCAAGAATACTAAAACTAAAGAAGGATAACCCAGAACTATTTGAAGATGACTCGGCTTCTTTAAGAATAGGCTCAGCAGTAGACTGTTTACTAACAGATCCTAAAGCCTGAGTTAGTAAGTTTAAAGTACTCGAAGTAAATAAGCCTTATGGTTTTATGGGCACATTTGTTTCTAACTTACCTAAGGGGATAACTAAAGACTCTCCTAAGGAAGATTACATGAGTGCTTACTGAATGAGTGGTTATAAGATGAGTGCTGATTGGGTGATTAATAAATTCTGAACTTCACCAGACGCTGTTGAATACTATAATACTTATAAAGAAGATGGGTATACAATTCTATCTAAAGATGAATACGACTCAGCTAAAAAGGCTGTATCTTTAGTTATGGATTCACCCTACGCATTTTCATACTTTCAAAGAAATAAAATACATGAAGAATTACTTCACCAAGTACCTATATATTTTACTCTTAAAGATCATGAGTTTAAAGCTCTCTTGGATGGGATTAAGATCGACCACCAAGAAAAAACTATAGAGCCTTTTGATCTAAAAACAATAGGGAAATCTGTTTATGAATTCCCACTTAACTATATTCTATACGGCTACTACACACAAGCTGCTTTATATGAGTATGCTTTAAAGACAAAAGAGTCTCCAGTGTATGATCTACTTCAAGAAGGTTATACTCTAAAGGACTTTATCTTTATAGTAGCTGAGACTAAAACCTCATCTTTTAATCCCGCTTTAATCTACACTACCTCTAAGGAGGAGAGAGAAGCTGGGTTTACTGGAGGCAACTTTAATAACAAATATCATAAAGGAATTTACCAACTTCTTGAGGATTATCTTTGGCATGTGGAAACTGACCAATGAATATACCCTAGAGAAATCTATCAAAATGAAGGGAGGATACCCCTTAAAGTATTCACCTAATAAAACTTAAACAGTCTAAAAGGTAACTATATGACACATAATCACGCAGTAAGCACCTACTTTATTTCTCCAATCTTTGAACTACGCAAGAACGAACCCCTCAGCGTTTTTGATAAAGCCTTCTATACCCAGACATATCTTGGTGACCATCAGCGTCCCGAGTATCGTAACTGAAAGGAAGGTAAGTATTTCATAATGGAGTACAACTCTAGCATTCCTCAGGAACTTGTGGAGCACCTTAAATCAAATCCACATTTTAAAGAGCAGTATTCACCGCAGGATGGAAGAATACTCTTTGTGTTCTCAACACCGGAAGAGGTAAGAGAGAACTTTGTCCTTAAAGTTATTGAGGGCAAATATTCTGAGGCAGATCGGAAAGTGGTAGACAAATACTTCCCTGATAATCCATCACACTCCCGCTACGGAAATAGGCTAGTTTTCCTAAAGAGCGATTTGTGGAAGCAAAGATGGGAGCGAGAGATAGGAGTTGTGTTGCCTGATGGTGCGGAAGTATATAGCAAACCATTTCCACGTAATGAAGTATATGGATACTATAACGACAGTGTCGAACTGAATGAGAAGGTCGCAGATCAAACTACGATCGAATTGGACCTTTCTCACGAGGATTACGAACTGAAATCGGCTTAAGCTGATCGGGCGGTATGATAATCTCAAAGATCTATCGCTAAATGAGCTTGGGTTAAGTGAAAAAGACCTCTATGAATTAGAGGAAGTAAGGAGGGATAAGAAGACGTTTATACTTAAATCAATTGAACGCTCTTCCCCTTCTTTCGGAAGATTCATGTCCCAGGCTTACATTTATTATGAGACCGCAAAGAGCAAGAATAAGAAAGCTTTTGAGTCGGAGACTAAGAGTACGGTTGTGAAAAGACTGACTAAAAAGATCCACAAACTAAACGCCGAAACGTCACGAGTGCAGGACATTATGTCCATAGTTGTCGATCTTTACTTATTCTCAAGGGCTAAAAATTAGCCTGAAGCAAAAGTAGACTTATGAAAACAAAGAACCCCCACTCTCCATTACGGAGGGATGGGGGTTTTCTTTTTTATTAACATTCACCAAACAAATTAACAATGACCAAAAAGAAATTTCTTCTGGTTCCACTGGAGCAACTCCGCCCACTATTCTCCACAGAAAATGGCATCGACAACCGTCCCATCGAAGAAACTGAGGACATGATCGACTGCTTTCCAATGCAGTATGATGATCAGGATTTCCTTCTCGTAGCAGAGCCTTTGTTCATCGAAATGCGACGTCAACTCACGGACATGAGGATCCCGTACCAAATAGCGGGGTATTACCCAAAGTCTGTTGATCCAGCCAAATTCTCCGGCGCTACCCTCGCTTCAGAAGAAACAAGGAAAAAGCTCATCAAGTGCTGCTTTTCGTACCATGAAGAAACGCCTCAATCCCTGGCAGAGAAACTCATTGATCCGGGCTACTGCGCCTGCAAAGGGGAGTGCAACAACTGCAAAAATAAGCCGATGGCTGAGCAGGAGATTGATAAGTTTATCGAGGACTCTATCCTGACCATTATGACCATCACCGGCAAGAAGTCTCTCACCAAAGACGAGCAAGAACTGCTCAAGCTCTTCTACAGTATCCTGCCGATCCGCTGGCAAGACAAGTACAACCGAAAAGTAACTGATCTACTGGAAGCCCTTAAAGGAGTTCAGTAAAAACAAAAACCCCCTGTCTTCTCTTGCGAGAGGGCAGGGGGATGTTTTTTGAGTGACGCCCACTATTTAAGTGGGTAGATGCCATAAAGAAAACTTGGGTCTTCATCATTACCAAGTATCTGTTCTATTTGTGATCTAGAAGAATAACCGGGTGTGAGAGTTAAAAACCCTCTAAGGCCCTTAGGCCAACCTTGTCTATCCACTTCTCCAGCCATACCTTCAGTAAGAAGTGCCCAGGTAGATTTACCTATTTTGTTTGCTACCTCCAAAGATACTACTGGTTTATCTGTTGCATCAAGAATATCTTTTAAGGAAAGGAATCGAGACATATCTGTTACAATTCTTGCAGCAGATTTTCCTAATGGAGTCTTTTCTTCTTCATCATCAAATGCCCAAGAGTAAATGGCTAACATTGTTAACCACCATATAAGCGTGTTTATTAATGAAGACATAGCTCTAATTCTTGCATTCTTCAAAGTAGCTTCTCCAAGATCTCCTCCAGTCATGTAATCCATATGCTTTCCCTGAATAGCAGCAAACAAAGCAGCAAAGAATATCTTTATTTGTCCCTGAAGTATTTCGGAATGCCATTCATACATAGGCATACCATCTGGCTTCTTTCCAACTAAAACATATTTACCAATACTGCGATCTCTATACTTAGACCCGAATAAAACTTTAACATATTGGAATGCGTGTTTTTGAAATTGAGCTAAGAAGTCTCCCCATACAGAAGCTTCCATAGCGATTTTTTCATCTTTTCTGTAAGAGCCAGATACTCTTTCGTGAGTTCTTTTAAGAGCCTTTATCTCCATTGCCGTAAGCTCTTTAAGTTCGGTAGTTGTTCCGTCGGAGTTTTCTACTACGCCGCGAACACCCATGTTCCACCCACCTTTATCATCATGAGCATCCCAAAGGGATATTTTGTTTCCATCTTTATCTAATACTTTAGTTGATTTTAATAATCCAGCCAAATGCCAAAGGGATGAAAAGTTTTCAAATAATGAATAAGCAGCATAAGCATTTTCTCCAAGACCTATTTTAGAGACAGCTTCCATTTTTTTAATATCCTCGTCGCTTATTACGTAGTTATCTGGCAACCAATTAATCGCTTTAGCAATATTCCATAATTTAGATTCCTCTGGTTTTCCCATAATTGCCTTAGCAATATAATCATTAAAAACTATTTTACCACCAACTAAATCTATTTGTCCTAGTTCTTCTACATCGACTCCATATATTTTAGACAAACCTTTTGTTACTATATTTTTAGTTGACTGGGATATTGTTTGCAATGTTACATATATACCATTTCTTATTGGGGAAATAACTTTGAATCCAAGTGTTAAAAAAGATACAGAAGTTCTTAGCCAACGAACTATTTCGATTTCAGATATTCTTACGTCAGTGCCTTCTTTTATGCCTGTTACTTTTTCAGTTAACTTACCAGCTTTCCATCTTACTGCTCTGGTTAAAACTTTTTCAGTTTTTTGTCTCCCTAATATTTGAGTATATATTTCATCATCTAACCATTGAACTGTATTAGAATACCTAGCTTCTTCACCACTTTCCATAAGCTCTTCATCTAAAGCATTACGAACGCCCCTAGCTAGATCATAAAGAGGGTCCATTTCTTGCTTAGTTTTCATGGACATCATGAACATTTTGAAAGCGATTTGGCCGTTAAAGCTGTGGTTTTCTGCGTCTACTATACCTGGAGAATCAGTGTGTTTAAAATACCTAAATTGTATTCCTTCAGACCCTCTACCATATTTATCTTCAAAGAAACCATTTAAGCTTCTTTTAAATTCTTCTCCAACAGTGGTTTTAAGACCCATTAATCCTGCTCCATAACCAGAAGTTTTTATTTCTTCCTCTCTAATTTCATTTATACTTTTAGGTATTCTAGGCATGAAATCTAAGGGCATTTCTTCTGGTAAACCTAAAGAACTGTATCTATAAATAGGTTGTCTAGTTACTTCATCAAAACCAACTATTTCTTTAGCAAATTTATTATACTCCTCCTTCATTGTTTTATGAACGTAGTTTCTATAATCTTGCTCAGCTTTTGTCATTGGAACTTCTTTACCATTCTTTACATAAGTATTTTTTGTATTAAGATAGTAACCACTTCCCCCTATCTCATCTGACTTTCTCCACATAAACGCGTAAAAATCTCTAGTATCCATTTGTGTTTTAGAAGCAATAGCATTATGTGCGGCGACTACACCAGCAGCAAGAATTGGATTCCAAGTAGCCATAGAGGCGAAGTGAACCATTTCAAGTCCTTTCAAAGCTGCTTTATTCATTTTGTCGTTAGGACCAACCCTTTCATTCACTAGCTTTAAAAACAAATTATCATGGTTTTCTTCCAAATTTTTTGAAAAAATATTGAGCCTTTGTTTTGCTTCTAATAATACTTTATGTAAAACTTGTATTCTTGGGTTATCTACATCAGAAAAGTTTTTAATTTTCCAGAAAAAACCTAAGTCTGGAGTTTTAGATTTAAGATCTATAGTGGGTTCTTTTTCTATCTCCAGTATTGCCTGTGAGTATTTTATACTTAAAGCTTTTTTTCTTGGGTCTCTTTCTACTTGTTCCTTAGAAGATCTTAAATAAAGATCTGACAATTTGTTTTTTAAATAAATAAGTTTTTCGTCTCTAGACAAATGAGATATTTCAGAGTGTAGATCTATAAGTGATTGAGTTACCCCTTTGTAGTTAGACAATTTAAACAATCCCTTTTTCTCCATTTCATCATGGACTTTAGGGTGATTTGTTTTATAGTAATTTTGTATGGTAAAAAGATACGGTTCTAAGTCTAGTTCCATGGCCGTAGGATTACCCATAGCATCTATAACCAACAATTTAATAGACCTAAATTTTAAATCTGGAAATTTTTCTTTAAGCATTACAGTTCTCAAAGCTTTTTCCAAATAAGCTCTGGATAATCTAGAGTCATTTATACCAAATTCTTCCCCATATTTTATCATTTGGTTGGTATTAGAATCTCTAGTTAACCAACCTGTTTTAAAATCTACAAAAGTAGCTTCCCCGTTTTGATGCACAAAAAGTCCGTCATATGTTGTAGCAAGTTTATTACCATCCTTATCTACCATTAAATCAGAAACTATTACCCCTTCTGAAGAAACTTTGTCTCTTAATCCTGGGGGTAGAGTATTATCCAAGTCTACTATAACTCCCGCAGCTTCAAAAATTTTATCTAAATTATTTTTTATTCTTTTAATGCTGGGATGAGACTCTAATGAAATAAAATCTGCCTTAGTTGCTTTGGCATACTTAATAGCGTTTTGCTTAGCTTCTTCTTTCTTTTGTGGATTTTGTTCTAAAACATATTGAAAATAAGCGTGAATTAACTTACCTTTATTTTTAAACTCATTTAATCTGGCTTCAATAGTTCTATACACATCTTGAAAAGTCAACCTTTCACCTTGTATAGTTATTGTTTCTTTTATTTCATCTTCGTTTTTATCATATATATTTACACCATTTCTAGCAAAAACTTTTTTCGCCTCATATTCAGCATCACTGTTAGAATAGCGTTTTTGCTTAGAAGAAAATTCTCCAACTTCCACATCCCCAACAAATGAAGTAATACGTTTAGCTTTTTCTCCAGTACTAATGTTTTCATAATATACAGAATTATCAAAAGAAGACCAGCCCTGTGCTTGTTTTTCTAACTCATTAATATAATCTATTTTAGGTTTCTTTTTAGCTCCAAGCCCATTGGCTACAGCTTCCTCGGCTTCATCTAATCTTTGATAAGCAGTTCTTATTACGTTATCAGAAATAGTCATACCCCTTTCAAAAGTATTTAAAACTTCTATTAGCGTTGAGGTAGCTGTCAAGGAATTTTTTAATCCTAAAAAGTTTTTAATATAATTTAAAAAGTATTTTAGATATAGATTATATTTATTACTTATAGCTTGCTCTCCTAAATACTGAACAACACTCTCTTCTCTATCCTCTATCCCATTGTTAACATAAGATTCTTTATAAAGAATTTCAAATGTTTGTGGAGAAGTTTGCATTAATGTAGATACAAATGGGTGATAATATTCGTGAAGCGGAGTATCTTCGGTCGCATAAGCAACGTTAATTACTACTATCTTTTCTTTCCCCTTATTTACATATTTACCTTTAAATTTTTGGTTTGGGTCATCTATTATTTGATACGGTATTGAAAATCTAGCAGAAAGCTCTTCTAATAAATTAGTTAACTTTGTACTAGCTTTTACCGGTAAGAAAACATCTTGATTAGTTTCTGGAAACAAAGACATTTTTTCTTCCAGATTAACATTTTCTTCTCGTAATTCCTCTTTAAATGGAGAAACTTCCTGTTCAAAAGCATTATTTTGATTAGTTTCTGACCAGTTTATATGCCTGTATCCCTCGTAATTAAAATTGTAAGAATCTTTTGACTTAACGTACGGTACAAAAGCTTTCCAATCTATAAAATCTTTATCCCTACCCATTTTAAGTTTAGCGATCATGATTTCTTTCCAAAGCTTAAAGTAATTTTCATGCTCTTCTTGTTTAGGTTGCAGCCTAACAAAAAAGTCTACTACGTATCCTGTTTCCTTAACCCATTCTCCTTTTCGATGCTTAACTTTTCTAGAAACAGTTGTTTTAACAGGTTTTTTAGTTTTAGGATCTTTTTTATAAAAAGAATATTGTTCTGTATGATAACCGTCTTCTTCATAAAATTGACCATCAATTACTCCTTGCGCAGTAAAAGATTCTTTTTTAGTGTGTTCCCCACCGTAAAATCCTTGTACAAATTCAAAACTTGGATACCTATCTTTAAATTTTGAAAACCAATCTAATCTTTGAATATGCGTTAAAGTGTTTTTAGAAACGTCATCAATTTTTAAACCTTCAATGTAAGAATCTCTGATAGGAGCATACTCATTATTTACAATATCATTATATACTTCTTGATTTTGTGGGCTACTATTTAATTCGTACGGAACTACCCAATCAATATCGTGGATAGTTTCATCTGCTGTGCGATAAACAGTTCCTGCTCTTCTTAACGCTAGCGAACCTGTTAGTACTAGATTGAGTTCTTTTTGACCAAACTCTACAAGGGATTTAGCGAAAGTATCACTTTCAATAGTATTTTTATAATACTTTCTTATTTGATCTTCTTTTAAATTATAGTTGAAGTACTGATAATTTTGATTTAATATTTCATCAGCAATAGACACCCCAATGTTATTTAATTCGCGTAACTTTTTAGTATTATCTGCAAAATAAAAATTAATGTCTTTCAAAAAATCTTCTATCGCTTTTATGATTTTTTTCCACGTAGTAAAATCTTCTGACGTTCATTTGCTATCATTTAATTTTTCAAATGCAGTTGGATTTTTATAGTACTGTATAAGTTTTTCTTGTAGAAAATCTAATATTACAAGATCTTTTATTTTATTTTTCCACTCTTTTGAATCTTCAATAAAACCTTCTTCGCGATTTATAATTTTTTTATGGTAATCAAATCTCTCATTGAATCTATCCCATTTACTGATAAGGTATCTAAGATTAGATTTAATTTTATTATTTTGTTTACCTAACATGTTATATGCAAAATAGGCTACTTCTCCAGTAACACTTTCTCCTTCTTGATAAGCAATAAATTTAGTTACTAAATCAGACATGGATAAAGCGTCAAAACCCAAGTCATTTTTTATAGAAGTGTATTCTTTAACTTCAATATTAAAGTCCTTTAAAAATCCTTTTACTAGTCTTTCTTCTAATTCTGGTATAATTTCAATTTTGTTGCTTTGTTGCGCAAGATTTTCTACAATTACACTATCTCCTTCTAACCTAGCATTTAAACCATCAAATCTAGAATAAAAAATTCTAGCCATTAGTTCTTCTGAAAAAGTTGAACCCCCTAAAAAATCTGCATATTTAGTTCTAAAGAATACTGGGTTTCTTCGTATTGCAGTTAATATAGCATTGTAGACGGGTTCGTTAAACGAAGGAGTTACTGCTTCAGTATTATACAATACCAAAGCAGCTTCTTCTCCGTGCATTTCTACAAGCCTTCTCCACTCTTCTGAGTTTTTATTTGGACAGACCATTAGCACTTATTTTTTTGATTATAGACTTCTATAAAGTCTGCTGTTTTCATTCCTTTTTCTAATTCTTGTAAAAAGGTTTTATCAAAAGTAAACATAGTTAAATTAGTTCCAGTATTAGCCGATACAAAAGCATACAGCCCATTACCAAAATAAAGTATATCTCCCTCTTTCTTTTTAGCAAGCGGTCCTTGTGCAGGGGTATAAACTAAACCACTTGCATCTTTAGTTAAACTAATATTTCCAACCATTTCAACGTCTAATTCGTTTTCTTTAATTGCTATAGTTAGCTCTGGCGATTTTTGTTGAACATTAGTTGGCGGAAGTATTCTGTCTATATAATTCAATTTATTATAAAATAAATCTACAAGACCTCTATTTAATATTTTATACCGTCTAACCGAATCAAAAACATCTTTAGTTATAACTATTGTTGCTCCATCTTTTACTTTTTCATTTAATATCACGGCAGTTTCATCTAGTATATCTTGTTGTTGCTGCTCAGTTAAATCTTTTGGTATGTTAAAAAATGGTAACTTTATAGAACGTTCTTCTTTAGGAGAAATAACAATAGTAGATGCTTCTAAATCTTTACTTGTTCTTTCTTTTCTAAAATATTCTGATACCGTATCAACCACAACGGTAGCGTTAACATCGGTGTTAAGAAACTTTTTAAAACCTTTTCTAACCCTTTCAATTAATTGAGTGGAGTACATAGGTCTTTGTTCAGTTGCTCCTAAAATATAAGTAGTTACTCCCTCAGATTCTTGTATATCTTTAACGTAATAAGCAGTGGCTGTTGTTGGATCTACAGAATATAAATCAATCGCTAACACACGATCAAACTTTTGTAAAGATAGTTTTTTCTTTTTTAATCTTATTTTACCCCCTTGAATAATGCTACTATTAACAAGTTTATAATCTCCAAGATTAAACAAGGCTTTTAAATCAAACGATTTATCTAAATCGAAAAGAGAAAAATTATAAGCACTAGGAGTTTTATCCCCTATTTTTACATAGTAGGACATACCACTTCCAGGAGTATCTACAAGCATAAACACACCTTGATCATAATAACTTATAAATCTAGGGGTAGATGCGTTCGGCGCTACTGGGAAAACTAAATCATAATGAACAGTGGCAGTAGCGTTTTCATTTTCAAATGTTCTACTAGTAATAGTAGTCTCACTTCTTAATTTTTCAATTACTTCTAATAAAGCTTTTGCATGTGTTCCTTGACCTCTAGCTTCCAATTTACCAGCATACAGTAGTGTAGCATTATCAAGTTTACCTTGATTAATCTGATCAAGTATCCATAATCTTTGTTCATCAAACTTTTCTAAAGCTTTAATGCCGCCTGTTACAATTTCTGATTCAGAAACAGCTCCATTTAACAACCAATCTTTGTACATTCTAACAGCTGCTCCTATACTGGATACTTTTATAGTATTACCGTAACCCATTTCACTAAAAGGATTACCAAAATGTTCATTAGGTTTAGCAGAAGTAGTCCTCATAGTATTTACACCTTCGGAAGTATAAACAGGTCTTGATTCTAAGTCACCTTTCCATTCTCTTGATAAATCTATTGTAGGTTTAACAGTAGCAGGTAATTGACTTACTTGAATTCGAGGTGTGTTACTTGTTTGGTAATTTGTACTTCCAGCATAAATAGTTTTTTTGATTTTAGTTTGCGGCACTGGAACTTTAACTGTAACTGGTTTTGCTTTTGGAAATCTACCAATAAGATCTGGTCTAGCCCTAACTAACTGATACAAAAACTTGTCTTTTATACTCAATAGGTTTGCGTCAGTAGTGTAAGAATCTTTTGGAATAACAGATTCCATGCGAGCAGCAAAAGCTTTAGCAAAAGCAAATCCCCATTCGGGAGGAAATATTAATGAAAAACCGGTTTTCTCATAGTACATACTATCGGTCATCAAAGAGTATTTAAATAAATCTAATGCTAATTGCTTGCCACTAATAAATTTTCCATCTCCAATTGGAACTTCTTCTGTATTATACAACTTTTCAAATCCGTCTCTAATTCTTTCTATTACTTCATCATCATCTAATTTGTCAGCTACTATCATAGCTCTATTAACGCCATTATAACTACTAAATTCTAGTGAGTTTACAAATGAGTTGTCATCTAATTCATTGTGTACTTTAAATAAAGTGTTTACAAATTCTCTTTGCCAGGCTCTAGCATTTTCAGCGTTTCCTTCAACATAATTTGAAACTTCGACATCCCCTATTTTAAATTTAAGATTGGAAGTTAAAAACTTAATTAATTCTTTCGAAACTTCTCCAGCCTTGTCCATAGAGTCATACGCACTAAATAAGTTTGCTTCTTTAGTTATATTTTCTACAAATCTTTGAACTGTTGGTGAATATATATTAAATATTTGCTCCAAAACATTTCTAAAAGTTATTGCTGTTCTATAAAGCGCCTTAACGTGTGGCAAATTTAATATAGCGACATTAGAAAAAGCCGAAGAATTAGAGGGCTCAACTTTTCTGGATGTTGTTTTTCTTATTACGCGGTTAACATAGTTAGCTCTAATTTGATTGTTAGCTGTGTACATCATAGAGCTGAATTCTTTAACAAACTCTAAAGCTTCTTCTTTTTCTATACCAGTAATTCTGCCAACTATTCTTTCTGCAATACTCTTGATTTCTCCTCTAGTTCCAGTAGCCTCTCCTTTAAAGTGAGCTAAACTTTCTATGTTATCTATAAGCGAAGTTATCTGCCACATTTTATTCGGCAAATAACGAAGACCTTTATATATCATTGATTGTTTAAATGTCTCTTGGCCAAGAGGTATCATTGCTCGCATAGTTTCTAAAAGAAACAAATTGGCAATAAGAGTTTCAGCTTCTGACGCTTGTCCAGTGTAAACTTTTTCTAGAAGTTCATCAGTTAAACCTTTAGTACTTTTACCTTGTTGGCCGTACAAACCAAATAATATACTATTAAGAGGTAAAAAGCTTTGTCCAGATATTTTTGTTTCGGAGAGCTGTACGTTATACTCGTCTTTTAATATTCTAGCCACTTCAGGCCACAAGTCTTCATTACTTGCGTAAGTTTTGTGCAAGTCTTTACTTATCTCCTCAATACTTTCTTGTGTCCATCTTTTTCCTTCACTGATCTTAGCTATTACTGGAGATTTAAACATCAAAGATACTGAATTAAGAGGTACCCCACTAGCAAGAAGCGTCAAAAATATATTAGCATTTGTGTTTGTAATGCCCAGCAAGTGAAGCTTTTGCATTTTAACGTTGTCAATAGCAAGGTTAATTAATGTATCTATGTCTTCGAACACATTAGTACCATCAAAAGCTATGCGTCTAAATGCGTTTAAAGCTTTTCCATTTCATTTTATAAATGAAGAAGAAACAACTTCATTAGCCCCCTTACCAGAAAAAATCTTCATATCCGAAAATTTTGGATTCTCCCTTCCTGTTATTCTTAAGTGGGGCATCTTTTCGATGAGCCTTTCGATAGTTGGAGCATCATTTTCTTGCATTAAAGTTTTTATCTCCGCACTATTAACAGACATTACAGTTTTAGTTCTGGTGTCTAATATTTCTGTTGGAGGAGTAGCGTCAAAGATATAACCAAACACTTTAGAGAAGTTGGCTACTATACCAGTAAGAGCAATACCGGAATAAGTGTTGTATCTTATTTTTTCTTGTGTGGAGTAATCGGTAAGATTTCCTTTTGGATTAAGTGCTTCGTCAGCTTGTTTTTTAGTTACATAACCACTTACTTCCTTACCATTTTTCTTTATTTCTAACCGAGTTCACAACTCCATTATAGACTCGGTTTTATTCATAAAATCATACCTCTCAACTATCACAGAAGCTAGTGGAGAAGGGGATTCTACTCCTTCAAGTAAAACCCCCATTCCTTTTTCCAATAACATTTGCTTAAGTTCTTCTTTGGTATATTCTACATCATTTATTATATATTTACAAGTTACTGGCATATCTGTTTAATTAAACCACTTTCTTCAAGAGTTTGTAGGAACTTATCATCATCTAATTTTTCGCTAAGTTCTTTTTTAAGCTCAGATCTAAGAGTTATTATTTTATCAAATGAAATAGGTGTAAGAAGATCTTTTCTATTTTTCATGTTCCTCATATTCGTAGAGAAATTATGAACAATAAAGTTTTTAGCAGCGTACTCAGCTATATCGGAAAGACTTTGTAATATTTTTTCTTTATCTTCAATAGCATTTTCAATTGCTTCTTTTTGAAGTTCTGATGCTCCTTGTAACTGTTTAGTTAATGATTCTAATTGTTTATTTACCTTTAATATGTATTTATCTAAATACTCATATAGTTTGTAACCATCAAAATCAATTAATTCGTTATTTTTAAATCCATAAGGTTCATTAGCCTCAACTATTAATTTAGGATCATCTTGATGTTCTGGATCTATTCCTTTAATAAGTTCGTTTAAGTTTATAGTTTCATTTGGGTAATCTTTTCTAGCTACAAATAATGTATCAATATCGTAGTCAGATCCATGATAATAAACTATTAACGATGGGGCAATAATAACGTTTCCTTTAGAACCTGGTGGAACTGGATAAAAACCAACAACTTTAAGTGGAACTAAAGAGTGGTAGTTTGATGTGGGGATACGGAAACCAATTATACCATCTTTAATTTGTTCCATATATGGTCTATATGTTTCAGGTAGTATAACTTCGCAAAATCCATTTTCATCTCTCCACTTAAGGTTACGCATTACACCATCAATTTTCACTGGTCCCAAATCTGCTTGAAGAACAAGTTTAGAACCAGGGAATCTAAAGCCAGTAGTTGCTTTTGTAAATATTGAAGATAAATTGGAAAGTACTCTATCTCCAATCAAAGGCATGTCTAATGGAACCTTATTTTTTCCTGTTCCCAAACTGAGCATTTCGTATACATCTCTTGCTCCCGGAAGTCCCTGAAGTAACGAGGTAAGCATCCTGCGTATTTTGTTTTCAGTGCCTTTTGTAACACCACCTTTTCTAGTAAGCCTTAGTTTTCTAGATAAACCTCTTAATCCATTTTCTATTATAAATGCGTTTGCTTTATGCATTTCAAAAGTTTCTGCTGTATTTTTACCATTGGTATTCATCATAGCAGTACCTTGAGACTTATTAGCAACGCTGCCTTCAACATTCTTTGCCGGATTTAACTGGAAACGTAAGTTCTCATTATTAATATTAACAATAGCTTTCTCGTCTAAACTTGAAGCAATAATTCTACCAGTTTCGTCTAATTTAGCTTTTACAGCAGGGCTACCAATTTTAACAGCAGAAGCGAAAACCATTTGGTCTACCCCTTTTGCTCTCATGGCATCTGCATAAGAAGCTAGGTGAGGATATTGTTTTATTAACTCCGGAGTTAATACTTTAACAGAATATTTAATAGCTCTAGGAACTCCATTTTCTATGGAGAAATAAACAGGTTTTAATATGACGTCCGCTTTAGCGTCAAAACCATAAGCAGAGGCAAGTTTCTCGTAAAACTCCGGCAGCATAAATCCTTCAGCATCTGAAGCTTCATACTCTTGGTCATAAGAAGAAGCCAGCATATCGTGAAGTGTTGGGTCTACTACTCTCTTAAGATCTTCTACAACTAAAACTTTAGAGGTTTTTGGCATACCAAATTTCTCATCCACCAAAAGAGTATCTCCAGTAGCTGTTGCTATCTGGATACGTTTGGTTTGATCTTCTTTAGATTTATAAAAAGTTTCGTCTCCGTAAACTATTTGGGATAAAGAATATTGGTTGATTACATAGTTGTAATAAAAATACTCTAGTCCTTTTTTTACAGCAGCATTTTTCTGTTTAAAAAATCGTTCTTTTTCTTGATCAGTTAAATTGTTATCCCATTTAGGTATTGTTGCTAGTCCAAGCAAAGAAGATGCTTTACTGATTGCCCAAGTAGGTATCTGAACTTCTGGAGGAGAATTTAATTCTTCTTTAAAAGCTTCAAACAAACCGTTTTCCCCATTTACCATGTTAGCCACATGTTGTTTAACTGCTTTTAAAGCTTGCTGCTCGGTCATACTATCTACATTCCCACTTAATCCTGCAAATGTAAATTCTTTCCAACGCTCTCTATAAGTTTTAGAGTTATTAAGTTCGGGATGAACTAAACTTCCATCAGGATTTTTTGCATCTGGATCAGGTCTATTTTTTTGAGCTCGTATTATTTGTAATATGGCTTCATCAATAGTCTCTTGAGTTCTAAAGCTATTAACTAAAACAGCTTGAACGCTCGTACGGTTAGACGGAATTGGAAGAGCTTGATAATACTTACCTCCTCTATTTGCTAAAGTAACAAAAAAGTTTCCAGCAATATTTCTTTCTCTAAACTCTTTAAGATTTTCTTTTCTAAGTGTCTTAGCAAATTTAGAACCATCTTTCCATTTAATAGAATCATGGTCCACTGTTTCAAATATATCGTTCTTTTTTGTAAAGAAAATATTGTCTTTCAAAAACACATCATTACTAGAAATTTTACCATCTTTAAGTTCAAAAATAGATAACTTTTTAAATGGTAATTTTTCTTTAATTCTTTGGAATATATTGAATACATCTGTTTGCCAAGATGCGTCTATCCAACCATATGCTTTTTTACCATCGCCTCTAGTGTAACTTCCGGATTCGGCTAACGTATAATGTGAATTAATCATGTTAGCTATTTCGTCCAAAAGTCCGTATTCATTTTCAAGCAATTCTGTTCCCGTAATTCTATCTTCAGGATTATCGGATTCACTTTTTTGAGCTGCGTCTAAGGCTGCATTATATCTAGAAGATATGCCATCTATACTTTTACTAAGTCGTTCAAATACAGCTTCTTTTGAACTAACTGAAGCATCACCTAATTTTTTAGTTACGCCTATGTCCTTTAAAAATGTATTAACAGCTTTAGTTTTATCCTCAATATTTTGACTGGCCTTTGCTTTTGCTATTTTTGTTTTTAAATCCTGCGTAAATAAATCTCTTCTATTTTCATTAACAGCTTTTTGCACGTAATCATTAAAAGCAAACTCCACATTAGCTACAAAAGTTCTTTGCCCACCTCCACTTCTTGCGATGTACCCAGACATTTTATAGACATACTTAAATCCTTTTTGCCAAACATATGGTTTAGATTTTCTAAGAGAACCAACAGAAGAAAGCAATGATTTAATAAAATCTATATCTTCGTACAAATAATAAACTTTAGCAACATTTTCTTTAGTTAAAGAAGTTATTTCTGCTATTTCATTAATTACATCATCTACCTTTTTACCAGCCTCAATAACGAATTCTCTGTATCTAGTTGGATTACTTTCTAAATCATTTCTAGTTACTTGTGAAACATCTTCATTAAGGGTATCTACTACTGCATAAATAAATTTATGACTAGCGTCTTTTCTGAAAGAAATATTTTTGGGTAAATTTGGATCATTCAGCTTTTTCAAAATGTCAACAGCCATATTAGACATATAGTTATTAACAGCAACCTTAATGTTTGGTTTGTCTTTAATGTTGTAAGTAAAGGTTCTAGCCATTGCTTCTAGAGATTCTTTAAGGCTTCCCTTAGGTATTGAAGCAACTTTAGAAACAATGATTGTAAAAGCTGTGGATAAATCGGCGTAGTGTTTCTCGTTTTTAACAAAGTACTCTATAGAAATCAAGCGTTGTTTAATAGATCCAGTAAGTTTAGTTTTAGGATCTACCAACATGCTGTCATATCTTTCGTCAGAGATTCCTAGCATTTCATCATCTTCTTCCAATTCAGACATTTCATCTGCTGAAACTTCTTCTCCTCTTTCTAATCTAGCTGTTATGTCTTCCCTTAATATTCTAATTTCTTCTAACTTTCTATCTCTAAGGTCTTTAAGAAACTCTATAAAATCAACCCTGTTATTTGCATCAGAAAAATAATCATTATTAAAATTATTTAAGAAATCTTTATTGTTAAGTGCTTTTGTTACGGCTCTTTTAACAGTATTAATTTGATCTGGAGTATAACCTTCTGGAAAATCTGCAGCGTCCATATCTTTTACTGTTTGCAAATAAGCCATGGCGTCTACAGTTATTTCAGCAAAAGACTTTACAGGAACATTTCCATTTTGCTCCGCCTTTCTTCTTTCTACTTGATCTCTAACTACTTTTTCTAATATAATATCTTTAACTATTTTAAATTCATCATAGTTATCAAATACCGCTCTAACATTAACCGAAGATCTTTCTACAGATTCAAACCCCCTAACAGATTTATAAAACGTTTTATTTTCTATTAAGTTAAAAAATTCTTCTATAGAATTCATGTGGTTATAACTAAAGCCTAACAAACGTTTTAATTTTTCCCAAAGCCTAGACAATAATGACTTGCGTTTGGTAACAACAAAATCTTCAAATTCTTCAGCAAGTGCTTCTTCTAAAGCCTCTGGACTTAAATTTCCATACTTTTCTTGAGCTAAAGCTAAAGCTGCTATTTGTTCAGAAGGTTTTAGATATTCCCAAAATATTTTGTGGAATAACTCGTGCCTAACTACTTTTGAAGAAACGCCTCCAGAAGCAAGTTTAGCAAAGTGCAGTACGCCATTTTTATATAACCCCCAAACTTGTTTGCCTTGGTTATTAACAAGTTTACCATATTCAACTATATTAAAAAGTTCTCTTGGAGCATTTCCGGAAACAATTTCTCTTAACATAGAGAAAAAACTTCTAGGCGTATATCTATCTACAAGATTTTCCACTTCTTTCATACTAAGTGGGGTTCCTATATCTTCTGTTAAAAAACTTTTAGATCTACTCAGAGTTCCTTGTTTAATAACGTCTTTTAAAAATGATACCCAGTTATCATACGCGTCTTGGTTATTTATAAAGTCAATTGCTAAATCGTCATCAATATTATACGCCTCTTGCATAATATCTGCGGCCTCAGCGTCTGCGTTATTGTTAATCCATTCTAACAAATTTTCAGCAAATCTAACTACTTTATTTTCAGCAGCCGCCACTACTTGTTCTACTTTTTGTTCAATCTTATCGTCAGGAGTTTCTTCTATTACTGTATTAATATCCTCTGTTTTTACAACTGTGTTATCAACTATATTAGTAAAAGCTGCGGCTAAGTTTATTTGATTATCCAAATGCTTTTGCCTAGCTTCTCTACCAAATTCACTTACACCTTTTAAATATTGACCATTTATGTTGCCACCTTCTAAAAATGTGAAAATTAAACCATCAACAATCATTTGATAAATAACATCTTGAGGTAGATTTTCGTCAATTAAAAGAGGTCTATATGGTATCCCTAATTCGTCTGCAACTTCTTTATAAGCCGCGCTAATTTCGTTTATTCTAGGAATTATTTTAGAAACGTCTGTATTATATTTAACTACTAGTTGTAAAAATTCTTCTGCAAATCCAACCCCTCTATAATTATTTGCCCCGTAATTTTTTCTAACAAAACTTAGCAATGGAAACAAATCTTTGGGAGAAACAGCTGTAACTCCTAAAAGCTTAATTAAAACGGAAGCCCTTAAAAAAGGTGTTGGTATTGAAGCGTAAGGTTTAAGGTTATCTATTACACCTACGGAATCAATTAAATCTTGTTTAACCATTTCCTTAGTAGTAGTTTTTATTCCTAACCTACTTTGTACAGCTGAAAGTATTTTATTATTTACTTCCGTTTCGTAATACAACTTTTCTTTAGCGTTCTTTCTAAACTTTTCAAGAGCCTCTTCTAAAGTGTTACTTTTTAATGTGGATATAAATTCTGCTATTTCTTCCTGTGGAAACATTTCTTCTATAGTGTCGGCAGAAATAGTGTCTATTCCAGCAGCAACTAATAAAGCGTATTTTCTACTTCTTACAGTTTCAACTTGTTCAGTCGGGACAGCGTTTTTATTTTTAGCTACTATTATTCTAGTTTTATCTATTCTAGATAAATGACTCACAAATTGATTTACGGGTTGATTCTCAATGTTAGTATCCTTATTATTTACACTGTTAGGAGATGGAGTTCTTAATCCAAATCCTCCAGATATTTTTGTAAGATTACCATCGCTATCTTTAGACCCTATGAAAATATCAGATAAATCTTCACTAGTTAAAATATTAGAGTGAGGTATTTTTGTTGGATCAGATATAACATTAAGATAATTAACAATAGCTTTATATCTAGCTGATTGCTCTAAGCCTCTTTGTTCTAAAGACGCCGCGTAAGTTCTTAATCTAGATTTCAAATCCTCTGAAATTAAAGGATTATTTGCTCCTCTGTTATCTCTTCTAATAAAAGTTATTGGTCCCAGTAATGTGGCAGCTTCAATACTTGTATTTGATTGTGTACCATTAGCTGTAGTTGTATAGTTGACTTTATAATTTCTAAGTAAAACTAGCTTACCAGCTCTCTCCCCTTGATCTATAGAAGCTACTAAGTTTTGAGATCCTATATCATTAAAAACACTTTGAGCAGGCCCTTTAAAAGCCCTTGTGTCATGCTTCCATTTTCCTTTGTCGTCTTTAACTCTATTTAAATCGCCGTGAATTAAAAAGTCAAGTTCTGAAGCAAGTTCTAATAGTTTTGGATCAATGCTTTCTCTTTTTAAGTCTGGAAAAAGATTTTTAAAACCTGCTTGTTTATTACTTAACAAAGTTATTGTTTTCATAGATTCATCGTGATGAGCATCTGAAAAAACTTTAACTAAAGTATGCATAGGAAAAAACTGCATGTTTTGATAAACAACAGGTTCGCCAGCTTTTATCTTTCTATAAACATCAGGTAAGTAAGCGGATTTAAGTAAAAGATCTTCAAACTGTTTTAACTTATCTATAAAGTCGTAAAGCGGTTTGTATTTCTCGTCATTACTGTTAACTGGTTTTGTTGCTAATTGTATGAACTGAGGCTTAACAACATTCCCAGTTTTTAACTTGATGTTTTGTATTATTAAATAAGGTACTCCAGGTCTAGGTAATTTACTTGCAGGTATGTCTTTTCCAAATACTTTTCTTGCATCGTTTATACTTTTAAAAGCTATTATTTTACAATACCTAGAAAAGTTTTTAATAACTTCTTCAGCGTTTTCTAAAGCATCTCTCCCCCAAACTTGGTCTATATATTTTTCAAGTAGTGGTGCTCTAGAAATTTTACCGTCAGAATCTAGCATATCTGCTAAGTCTTCTTGTGGTTTACCATCGTATGTGTATTTTATACCTTGACTTCCTTCTTGTACGTACAATGTTTCATGACCAGTAACTTGTCCATTTATTTTATAAATGTTATACAAGTTTGTATTTTGTAACGTAAATTCTGGAAGTTTCGAAGTGTTTATACCAACATTTCTCTCGAAATCTCCAAGTTCTTTGTCGTTAATAACTCCAACAATTTGATAGTAAGTGTTCCCGCTATCACTCCCTGTTATTTTTTTTACCAAAACAACACGCTTTGCCTCTTCTCCAGTAGCCTTTCTAGAATTATCTATAAAGACCATTAACTCATCTCCAATACTTAGTGGAGGTATACCGGAATCTTCGTTTCCTTCAAATATAGTAAAAGCTGGATTTTCTAAATTATACGGTTGAGACTTTTGAGAAACTCCTGTAGGTGGAGTACTGGGTGGTAAATTATTGTCAAAATTAATAACGACTGGTTCATTTATTACATGGAGTCCAGATTCTTCTTGTGGTTGTTGATCAAAACCCACTGAAGTTCCTTCGTTATCTGTAGCAGTTTTATTTTCTCCCGGAGCGTCTGGAGTTTCGTCTGGAGTTCTTTCTTCACTAGGTTTAACTGACTCTTCTTTAGCGGCTGGTCTAGTAATATCAACAGAAACATTTCCAGTTATTTCTGAGAGTACTTTTATTTGCTCATCTAAGTTTTTTATAGCTTCTTCCGATAAATTATCTTTTTTAGGATAGGGAGCTACTTTAGGATCTACAAAATGTGTTGCTCCTTTAGTGTTAGCAAGGTGCGCATATGATGTTGCTCTTGAGGTTGCTGCATACATCCATTGGTTGTATATTGTTGGATTAGAAAAGTTTTTATTATCTTCAACAGATATATCAACGTATACCTCATCAACCGTGATTCCCATAGCACTTGGCGCTAAAAGAACGTCAGCGTCAGGTAATGCTTTTTTATACTGCTGTAATTTTTCTTCGTTACCAACAATAATAACTCTACTTCTTTGTGGATTAGCTGCCTTAGATTCAGCAAACTTTTTTACAATGCTTGTACCTGCTTCTGCATAAGTACCAAATATATTAATCATACTAACCGATGGGTCTAAAGAAGACGCGGTTGGTATTTGACTAATTGGCGTGTCAGATTTAAATGCATTTTGTAAATCAACAACTTCAGAAACGCCAGAACGATACGTAGTAGATAGGGGTGTTATTTGTTTTAAATTTTGCGATAATGCTACAGAATGTCCTAAGGGATCTCCTTTAGGAGTTCTTTGTCCTTTTCTATATTCAGCTTTAACCTCTTCAGTTCCTTCATAATATTCTTGTTCAGTAGTAACAAAGTTTGCTATATAATTATCATCTAAAGCTGGCTTAGATATATTTCCAGAAACAGGTTGATTAGGGTCGTATAAAAATAAATATTTAACTCTGTTGCCTTTAGTTGTATTATTATACTTATTTACAGCTCTAACAAAATTGTTTATGTCCCCCCTATTTAAAGCCCCAGCTTCATCTACTATAATAAATTTTACTTTTGGGGACAATGTTCCGTTTTCTAATTCAGTGGTTAAATCCGTTATTTTCTTTGGATTATCTGGATGTCCCAATGATTCCGCAATATTTTTTGCAGCTTTATCATAAGCAGCCGCACTTGCAATTTCTTCATTAGCATACCCCATTACATATTTAAATAGTTTGGAAACTACTAAAGATTTTCCAGCTCCAGCTGGAGCTTTTAAAGCTGCTCCATTTTGAAATATTTCTGCATCGGAAATAACGCTAGAAGAAGCAAAAGTGACAAGCTCTCGAACTACTCTAATTTGAGAAGATGAAGGAACTGGAGCAGTCGGATTAGCTTTTAAATATTCTCTAATCTTTGTTAAAAATCCTACGTGACTAAATCCAGATTCTTGAGCATCTTGTATTTGTGCTATTCCAACAAAAGCAGCATGAAGATTTATAAGGGCCAGTAAAGTTTCCTGAGGAACTTTTCCGTTATAGTTTTTAATGTTCTCTTTAAACTTAATAACATCATAATCTTTATTAAATTCTATTAGCGGTCCTAATACACTTTTATCCGGTTCCTTTTTTTCTATAACATTTAAAACTTGAAAAATACCTCTCAATGGGTTCTTTACAGCTTCCGATTTTATATAGTCGTCGTACACAGCTGGAGTAGCTGAAAGTGTTCCTGCTATATCATTGATAAAATCTAAACCATTTAAAAGCTTTGACAAGGTGCCTCTTAAAGCTTCAGCTATTTCATCAGCTCTTTCATCTTCGGTTAATAAATCCATAACAGCCATAGAACCTAGTATAGGATCTGATTCTATAAGTTGCGCTAAAGAAACATCTTTAATTACTTTAGTTTTAGGCCTCTCTGTTTCAGTCTCTTTATTTTTTAAAGCTTGTAATTTTGCATTATATTCATCGTTAATCTTAGCGTATTGTCGAGACGTACCAATTTTGCTATCTAATTCCTGTTTTCTATTATCCAAGTAGGCGTCCGCATCCGCTTTATTGTTGAATATTTTTAATCTTACAACTGGGGCTTTGGATAGTTTCCCATCCGTCATCTCCCCATACTCAATAACTCTTTCTATTATAGTATAACCATCTCCATTATTTTCTGCAATCTTTGGGTCATAATCGTCAGCTAATAGAGATTGCTGAACAATAATTATCATTTTCTCATCAAATTCTTCTCCGACTTTTGATGAATTAGGGTTATCTTTATTAATAGGAGTTCCTTTAGTAGAACGCTTTACGGAATCCAACTCTCTGCTCTTTAATGCGTCTAATTCTTTCTGCCATGATTTTCTTATGGCCGCTTCTTCTACTGCGGTATCTTCTGTTTGTTCAGAAGTAATAACTATTTCATTAGTATTAAGCGAATCGGCAAAAGATAACACAGCTTCAGCATAGTGAAGATCTTCTTTCTTATTCTTAAGTTCTATATTTCTTACATTTTCTTTTGTAAGTTCGAGCAGTATCTCTAAATCTTTAATTATATCTTCAAGTTCTTTAGCAGTTTCCTTATAAGGTTTTTCTTCTATTTTAGATAATGCTTTTTCGTGTAGAGCTTTAGCAAAATTTAATTGTTTTTCAACAGCAGAAACATCGTCATAAAATTGAGAAATACTTCCATCTTCGTACTCAGCAATTTCAAAAAGCCTTTTTGGACCTTGAAGAAGCTCATCTAATACATCTTGTACATAGTCAGAGTCAGATTTAGATATATCATAAATTGATATTTGAGAGTCTATTTTAGATTGCATTTCTTTAAAATCTCTCATTTTATTTTTTGCTCTTCTAAAACTTATAAGCTCAGAGTACAATTTTGCATCTTCTTCTGTTATAGTATTTTCCGCTTTTTCATTTACTAGCATATCTTCAAGATCCAATAAAGAATCTTGTTCAGTCATACCTCCCCTTACAAGAAGTTCTTTTTCCTTTTGTTCTATAAGAGAAAGAGTTGTGTTAATCGCATCTTTTAATTTTAAAGCTTGATCTGGATATATAAAGGTACCTTCTTTAGTAACTTTATCATAAACATCCATAACCGACTCTATTACATCTTCTAATCTATTTTCATTTAGTTTGATATAATTTATTAAATCGTTTAAGTGATCAGCATAAAACATAGTTCTTGCTGTATCCAGTTTGTTTTTTTGCCTAAGCATGTTAGAACGCTTTGCGACAAAAGATTTAAAACTTTGCGGTGTAGTTTGATCGTTAGCTAAAAAAGTTTTTGGGCCGTCTCTAAGTGTTTTATACTCAGAAAGTTTATTAGCTGATACTAATTTATTGTACTCTTTAAGTCCTTCTCTCGGATTAGTTAATCTATCATAAACTTTACCTAAGTCTTCAATTGCATCATTGAGGTCTTTTTTCTTAGTAACTAATTCTGCAAGTCTAGCTTCTTCAGGCGAAGTTTTTGGACTTTGTTGTTCTCTACCTTCTAAATTATCTGTAGAAAAAGCATTCATTATCCAACCAGCTTTTTGTTTATTAGGTATCTTTGAAGATACATCTAATATCTGCCTATCTAAATCTTCAACTAAAGAATAAAGATTTACTAATCTATTTCCAATTCCTCCAGCATAATTTTTAAGCATTTGAAATCTTGCTTCATCTTTTTCTCCATAAACTGGAGCAACCATGCCGTTTGTAGTCTGTAAGTAATTAGCTTCAAGTTTAGCTACATGTTCCTTATAAAACTCTATCCTATCATTTACTTCTTGTGGGGAATCTATTCCAAATCTTTTAAGTGAAGCTTCGCCCATGTCTTTAAAAGATTCGAGTTTTTTCATAAGCAAATCAGTGCTTCCACTCTTAAAAGCAGTTTGAGCTAAATTAGAAAGTTTTTCTAATTCGTACAACTTTAACTTAATTGGATCTGGTTCTTGTTTCATAGCTTCCAAATCTATTAAATTATCTAACTCTCCTTGAACTCTCATGTTAGCTGTGAACTCAGCAGCTTTTACCATGTCTTTCATGACATTTCCTTGATCATCAAGTTTTACTCCCCCACGTATTACATAATTACCATCTTCATCTAAAGACACTTGCTCAGCAATAGTATTATACTGCTCTTCATCTATTTCAGTATTTGTGTCGCCGACTTGATGAGTGTATTTAACAGTGCCATCAGGTTGTTCTTCCCTTGTAAGTTTTCCTTTCGTATCGTCTTCGTTTTGTACTAAAGAAGTGTTCACAAAATCTGTGTAAGCTTTGTTGAGGTCTTCTTTAGCTTTTTGTTTTTGAAGTCTTTCGTTTTTTGCTTCTCCCAAAACACCTCCCCCAAATGGTCTTCCAACAACAGGTAAAGAAGTGGCAATAGCAGATCCACCACCAATAAGTGCACCGGCACCTACTGCTTTTATGCGATCTTCATCCGTCATGTATATACCTTCAGACACTAAATTATTAAGTGCGGAGTAAGCGTTTTCTAACCAGCTTTGTTTAAAGTTGTTACCTTCATTTACTTTTTGATTGGAATACTGTATGTTTTCTTCCATACCTTCAGAGAAAGCTTGGATAGCGAGTTCTTTACCCAACTTCATATAATCTCCTCCTCGTCCTTCCATGTATTTTTTAAAGCCCGTTGCTTTTGAAGGAGCTGCTTCTATAAAATTATCTAATGTTGGGGAATCTGCTAACTTTAATCCAAACTTGTTAGCTCTGCTAGCAACAGCCCCTTTAGATAATAAAGGTCTAAATAACCTAATAAAAGCTGTATCTGTAATTGCCCCCAACACCATGTCAGAGGCAAATACATTACCAAAATTTTTATCTGCTATTTGAGCTATTTGCTCGTCAGTGTAATCATTTTTACCAGCGTCCCTATCTGCCTTTAGTTTAGAAACAGTAGCTTTTCAAGCGTCATGAGCTTCAGCACCAGATTCATGTGTCCTTAACAAAGTTGATGCAATTCTTTCATCTAAGACACTAACAATTTTAGCATAATTATTTGGACGTAGTGTTTGAAAAAGTTTTGTATAACTAAGTGGTTTAGCTAAAGATGAAACTATTCTTGCTCCGAATCCTACTTTTCCTAACCAAGCTCCTCCAACAAGACTTTCAAATGAAATGCCTATCGTTTCTCTTAAAGAAGTGCCCAATTGCCCAGGATCACTGAGCTGTTGCATAAAAGTTCTTTCGTCAAAACCCATTTCTCTAAAAGTTGGAAAAGCGTCATCTATAGAATAACCTAAAGATTCATTAAGATCTCTTAATAAATTTGCATCGTATCCTTCTGAAAAAGTAGTTTTAGGATTTCCATCTAATAAATTCATTGCTCCATGACCTAAAGAACTTACCCCAGTAGCTAAAGCGACTGGAGCTTTTAAAGTTCTTAAACCTAGATTTCCTGCAAAGTTAAAAAATGTATTTAATCCTGTTTGATTATTAAACCTAAGATTTTGTTGGTCTTCGTAATCTCTAAGACCTGAGTCATAGTAATTTCCAAATAGATTATTTAAAAATGTATTTGCAGAGTTCATTCTTTCACCTTTTTCTAAGTAAGCCGGTTCTTTAAAAGCAGCTGACGTAGCAGGTGATATAAAATCGCTAATTTTTGGCATATATAATTTTATTTATTAGTCTGATTGTGCTTGCAAAGCTTCGGCAGTTAACATCCATTTAGTGTCTCTAGGTAGTATGTTCATAAAAAGATCTTTCATAATAAACATCTCCATTGCATTTGGTCCAAGAACTGAACCATCATCTGCCAATATTGGCTCTGCCTCTATTTCAGGTTGTCCTTTTTCATTTCACCTAGCTTGGTGAAAACTCACTACTTCTCTACCATTAACATAAGATTTTTTTGAAACAACGTACGCTGGCGTACCATCAACTTTTTTACCAAAAGGAATTGGCGTACTACCTTTTCCATTTATTAATGGTCTAAATAATTGATCTAATAATTTTTCTTGAGCGTTTTCAAAATCATTTCTAGCAGGAGCTATAGCATAAACATCTGCAGAACTTCCATCAAATGCGCCGGATGCAGCTGGATTTGGAATGATTACTGAACCACTAGGAAGATGTGTTGTGTATCCCATAGCAAAACCTAAAGCTGGTTGCTTAGATTTAATAACTCCTTTTTTCTCTTGTTCTGGGACTACTAAATTATTGTATATAGTTTCTTTATCTGGACCGGTATACTCTGTTATTTCTCCAGTATCAGCTGAAATTTTAAATACTTTTGATGTTCCTGCTTTTAGCCCTGGAAGTAATCTATCTGCAGCTTCTTGTGCAGCGCTAGTAGTGTTAAACGCCACATAATGTACATTAGACATTAAATTATTTTCCTTTTCCTCTTTATTATAAAGATTAATCAAATCTTTATCCGACATATTTGGATTAGCTTCTTTTATAGATTTTAACCTGTCTCTGTTAAGCCCGGAATATTTTGGAGAAGTCATTAATTCAGAATATGGAATTGGCACGTCTTTTAATGGTTCTAAAGCTTTAGATAAAACATCAAGTTGTGGATTGACATACGCACCTAAAGTAAGAACTCCTTGCATAAATGGAGAAAGTTCTCCATCTGCTTTTGAAGTTGGAGCTAATGCTGGAGCAGCCGCTCCATTACCCGCAACTTTTAACTTACTAGTAACAAATCCACCATTATTGTCCATATCTACACCAAAGCCTTGTGTTTTAGCTTTAGTTGCTGCTTTAAAAGCTTCTTCAGCTTTGTAGTCTCTAACAAATTCATAATCCTTTCCAACTTCAGTAAACCCAGTTCTACCGGGTATAATATTTTGTTCATAGTCAGATGTAATAGCTTCTGAAAAAGCATTCGGATCTTGATCTGTCAATTTAGCCAGCATTTGAATATATGATTGATAAGCAAAATCACTGTTTAACATTGCCTTCCAACCTGTACTAGCCTCCTTATAATCCTTGCCTTTTAACTTAACTTTTTCAAATACATGATAACCATCTAAAGTAACGTCTTGAGTAGCACGCATTTCTTCGGTAGTTCTTTCTGGAACTTTTGTCATGTACTCTTCAAAGTTTTTAGGCAAGTCATAAGCATTTGGTAAATCTATAGCTTCTATACTACTCCAAATACCTTTATCTTTATCGAAAGTAACTCCAGGTTGTTTTTTATACCAAGATTTTAAAGCATTAAATTGTAGCGTATCTATTCCATTTTCTTTTGACCCCAATCTTTTTCTAGCATTTTGTATAGCAGTTACTTCTGTATTATAATCATTTTGGATAGCGTACATTTCTCCATTAGGAGAGAAGTCAGTTTTTATTTTTCTTTCTAATTCTCTACGATCTTTAGTGGCTTGAGAATAGTCCCCATTATACTTGCTTACAATAGCATCTATTTCATCACTATATTCTTTCATTTTCTGTGCCGCCCTAGGTTTATCAGGATCTCTAGCATTAATGTAGGTATCTCTAATTTTAGAAAGAGCTTCGTAGTTAACATCATATTGCTTTTGTGCAGCTTCTAAAGCTGTAGCAATAAATTCCACAGGCGGAGTATAAAGGGACGCTTGGTAAGGCGTCCCCTTGTAAAATCTATTAACGGCCATATCTTCCTCCTTTTTTCATTTTACCTCCTGAATAATATCCTTTTAATATTCCTCCAAGATATTTAGTAGCTGGGGTAGTTTCAGTCTTAGCTGCAGCGGGAGCTTCTTCTGCTAAGTTAACTTTTTCTCCGTTCATAATTCTTCTATAAACATCTGGGTACATTGTTTTTAAAATATTTAGTACGTCTGTACCTTGCTGCTTCTGATTTAACGCTGTTCCGAATCCTCCAAGAGAAGTCATCGCGTTATCCCAAGCCTCTTTATATGCAGCTC